ATGATGAAAAAAAGTATTCTGACGTTTCTGTTACTCACCAGTTCTGCAGCGGCGCTGGCTGCACCGCAGGTGATTACCGTCAGTCGTTTTGAAGTGGGTAAAGACAAATGGGCGTTTAATCGCGAAGAGGTGATGCTGACTTGCAGACCGGGTAATGCTTTGTATGTCATTAACCCAAGTACCCTCGTGCAGTATCCTTTAAACGATATCGCACAAAAGGAAGTTGCCAGTGGGAAGACTAAAGCCCAACCCATTTCGGTGATTCAGATTGATGATCCTAACAATCCCGGCGAAAAAATGAGTCTGGCACCGTTTATAGAACGAGCTGAAAAACTCTGTTAATTACCTAAAATAGCCTTTTGATTTCCAATAAAAAAACCGCCTCAGTTCTTTCACCAGAACGGGCGGTTTTTAACATTTCAGCTGATGACCACCACGCTTTTTATTGACCATTTTGCACGCAAACTGGAAAACCTGGCGTCGTCATCTATTCTTAAAGGGCAAGGCAACTAAGCCTGCATTAATGCCAACTTTTAGCGCACGGCTCTCTCCCAAGAGCCATTTCCCTGGACCGAATACAGGAATCGTATTCGGTCTTTTTTTAATTGTATTTAAAATCAATCAGTTGCAAACGTCTCCCCGAAATTCCCCGAAATTTACTCGAATTTCTGTATTCCGGTCTTTTTTGGTTATATCACAACTAAAATGCATTTAACAATCCATTTACGTTAAAATCAGAGCAGTAAGTACGTTTTTTCTCTCTCATCAAGATACATTTTTGTTGTCTTCTCCGATGTGTGGCCAAGTAGACGCTGAGCAAATTCTTCTCCACATGTTTCTTTGTACAATCGTCCAGCCAGACTTCTGATCTCGTGAAAAGTTGGTGGGTTTTCACTGAACTGGATACCTGTTAATTTTCTGGCTGCGACAAATTTTTTTGTCAGGCCATCCGGGTGAATGCTGCCGTCAGGGCTATTTTTTCTAATCCCGGCACTGATTAGATAATCTCCCCGGCTTACCAGGCGGCAGCGTTCAACTACTGTACCAAGCCGTAGACCAGCGACAGGAAGGCTGAGTGACAGGGGGATAGCAATCATCATTCCTGTCTTAATTTGCCTGATGTGGAGACGATCATCATAAATATCACTGAACCGCATATTCGTTATGTCTTCGCGACGTTGTCCTGTTACAAGGGCTAAGTCCATAGCTAATGGGAACCATGTCGGAAGTTGATCTGCTGCCTCCCTGATGCAGTTGTATGTCTTTAGTTTCAGTCGTTCTCTTGTAACTACTATTTTCGGTGCTCTTGTTGGCGTTACTGGATTTTGAGATATACGTCCTTCAACAATGGCCTCACGAAACATATCAGACAACACAGAACGCATTGATCCTGCCATTGTGTTTTTCCCTCCTTCAATCCACAAATCAAGAAACTCGGCAATATGGCGAGTGGTTATTTCTGTCAGTAAAATCCCTCCCAATTTTTCTTTTATTGTCTCTAGTTGATTTACCCGAATTTTATAAGTATTTCTGGACACTTTTCTCCTTATAAGAATCGTTTTGTAACGTTCAATCCAATCTGCCATAGTAAATGAGTCGAACCCTTTAAGCTTTTCAATTAAGGCAGCAGGAGAGTAGTTTTTGTATATATAATGATTTGCTTCAATTGCCTGCGCTACTGCATCTCTTCTTGAAATTTTACCTAGTGTAAATTCTTCTTTCGTCAGAGGGTTGCGCCAGTAATATGCTTTGTCCCTCCTTCGATATGTTAAGTTTTTAGGCAAATTGGGATCGTATTTTTTCCGCTGCATGTTTTAACTTCTCCAGTAACGGACTGTCTCTCCCTTGTCGCCCATTAGGCTGATGGTATGTTATATCGGTATCAACCTTATTTGGGTTGATATAGAAAGCCTCCGGAACCACCCTGTAACTCCTCCCGTGTAGTTCAGGTGCAGGATAAATGTTTCCATTCCTTGCCCATCGTCTCAGCGTTGATATTGATGGTGGGTTATCCGGATATCTGAGTTTTCCCCACGTTTTGAGTGTCACAAGATTCATTGCCATACCTCTTACGATATGACCGCCAGTAAATATACAGAATACTGGCGGACGTGATTGATTTTTAATAATCAGCTATGAAGTTATAATTTGGATATAATGCAACTCATGAGGACAGAAGTTTCTCGCAATTAAAATTTATCAGCTTTACTTTCTGCTCTCTGGAAACGTCTGCTTCTTTTTTTCCCGAGAGCATTTTTTCGCATTCCGATTTGGTTAACTTTGTTTTTGAGTACCTTGTCCAGTTAGTAGGAGTGCCACCTTCCTTTTCAATAGTGGCGGTAATTTTATACATGAACACCTCCATTATTATTTCCAGTGGTTCGTTTATTCCATCGTTCGAGTGCTTCTTTTTCACTTCCACCATAGCCGGTTCGGGATTCGCATCCGTTACACTTCGCGCGGTAATATCCTGAAATGGCTTTCACCGTTACTGATGGACAACCACAAAACGGACATGGTTTAACATCGTCATATCTCAAAGTTTTTGTCATAAAAACTATCTCACGTTGGCGGTGCATTACACCGCCAGGCTGGATTATTCTTCTGGATTATCGATTACACTGTATTCCCCGGCTATAACCGATATGTCGTCTGGATTAATTGTTTCCACCTCTTTTCCATCCATCGATACAGCACGCTGGATTTCAATAGATACCGGCAGATACTTGAACAGTTTTCGTATCACTGTCTTTTTGGCCATGTCTTCAAAGTGTTCATCCCAGATGGACGACTCCCCTTTTGACGCTGCGTTTTTTGCTGCCTTGCTGTGTGTGTCGCGAACTTTTTCTACCTGTTTGCGGGTCATGACTTCAAACTGCACTCCTCCGTCTTTCAGTTTTGCAACAGCATAGACATGGGTTATAGGGGCATCTTCGTTTTCACCGGGACGATGAACCAGTTTTTCATCAAGGCCAAGTTCATAGCTGAATTCATCACATTCACGGACAACACGAGCTGACAGACTGATGATTTGACCTGATCGACGGGCAAGGTCGATCATGCCGCGATAACCGATGATCAGCTGTACGTTCTTCTTACCGTTTTTTGCTTTTCCGTTGCCGAACGGTAGCAGATATGCATGACCGAGGGCGCTACCTGGCTCAAGTCCGAGCTGTGAACACTGTACGATGGCACCGATAAAACTCGTCGAGTCACAGTTTCTTAGTTCCGGTACTTTACGGATTTCTGTTGTGGCAATGCGGATCATGCGTTCCGCTGTCATGTGACGTGGCAGAGCTGCTGCCAGTTGCGCTTTCATTGCCGGGCTGTTAATCACGCACAGCACATCCTTATCGTTAACTGCTGCTGGTGCACGGTTTCCCTGAGTTTTTTGCAGATCGGCTTTTGCGATAGGTGGTTGCTTAGTCATTTGTATATTCCTTAGCCCAGCGGGGCAGTGATAACGTCTTAATAGCTGGCCATTCATCGGTATTGAGGCAGTCAGCCAGGGTTCGCAGATTGCGGTGATATTCCTGCTGGCCTGCCAGTTTTGCTTCTTCGCCCATCATGAAAATTTCAACCGGATAACGTCCGCATTCAACTGTTGTGCTGACGGCCAGAAAAACGAAAGTTGGTTGCACACCAAACTGTGCCTCATAACCGTCACTGTAGAATGCATCCTGAACGTGATAGCGGTATTCGTAATATGCGGTTTTGAATCGCTGAATATCCGCCGTAGTTTTCACGTCCACGATCCAGTGAAATTCAGGGATAATTTTGTCCGGACGGCACCGACACAAAATTCCCGTTTCCGGATCTTCCCAGTAAATTGATGATTCAGCGTGTCCGGCGCTTTCAACAAGCCATTGCCCCAGCGGCAAAGCCATAACGCTCTGATACATGAGTTCAATTTTCCGGCCTTCTTCCGCAGTGATAACTGTTTTTCCTGTGCTTGCGCATTCCATCAGAAACGTTTTCTCTTCTTCTTTTCCGGCGTTTGTACGGCGGTTAAATTCAGGTGCTACGATAAAGCGGTTACTGAATTCTTCCGGTTCAAGTACACGGCAGTGGAAAGCGGTTCCTAAATCGAGCGTTTTTGTCTTTGTAGTGTCCACGGGGGCATTTTTACGCCACAAATACAGTGCCGGAGTATCAGCAATGTCATCGAGCTGAGACTTACTGACACCGGGACCCGCGTGGTAATTCTCATTCGAAATTCCGTAATAAATACCTAGCTCTATGTCTTCTACGATTACGGGATCTGCGACTTCGCCAGTTTCATCACTGCAATCGCGATGCGGATCGCTGCCAGCATTCTCATTGTGCGGATGTTCAGCGCCTTCCATTTCCTCCGGATCTTTTTCCTTAGCTTCAACCTGATTCTCTTCACCGAATGTTTCCTGGTATGTTGCGTCGCCCATCACCGCACCACAGTCAGGGCAGTTATCCCCGCCAGTCTGACCGCAGGCATTGCAGACTTTTTCCACTTCCTGTTGCGCCACTGGTTCAGGCTGTTTCGTTTCTGGCTCGTTTTGTAACGCATTTTGGCTGTTTTGTTCCGCTTTCTGGTCGTTTTGTTCCGATTCGGGCTGGTTCTGGTTCACAGAATCGCGGGTTTCAATCCCCTTAACCCATTTCGGATCATTCGGGTCGCTAATTCCGTCAACGAACTCACCGCGTGATGCAGCAAGAAACTTATCGGCGTCAGGCTGGTTGATATTGGCAGCCTGCATAATTTTGTTTACTTCGTCAGCGGTAACTTTTACCTGATTAACCGGATCTATCTGTGCCTGAGTATCCAGCGATTGCGTGTCCTGGCGATGTTCAGTTGTATCCGGCTCCATTGCTTCAGTCGTTGCCTGTTCATCTGCCAGTGCGCCAGACGGTTGCGATTTTTCTTCATCGTTTTTTTCTTCTTCTGTTTCTTGCCCGGCAGCCAGCTCGCGGTTTATTTCTTCCAGGATATCTTTTTCCGGTGTATGTCGTGCAGCAGCGAGGGTTTCCTTGCTGGGGTTCTCGTGATCAGTTTCCGTTAAGTGGGCGTTGATATACACCTGAAGGCGTACCCTGTAGAGATAAAGTTCAGGGTGGGCGCTCCGGATAAGTGCAAAAATAGCGGCACGGGAATAATCCAGGATACCCGGGATTGCGCGAAGTGCTGCGGACCATTCTTTGAACGGACTTTCTTTCTTCCGGACGACTTTTTTTGCGCGACGATAAACGCTGCCCGGGATTTCATAAATATTAAAATCCATCGGAAGGGTGGCCGCTGCAATCTCCACATCCAGCGTATCGAAGGTGTGTACTAAATTCGGATTGCGATCGGTTTTGTTCCCGCCGCCAGCATTAGCACCGGAAGCCGTGCGGGTGATACGCGAAACACGATTTCCTTTCATCCACTCTTTTGTCAGCAGACCGCGATCGGTGTAGTCGGCGTCCAGGTATGCTTCGATAAAAGAGGTTATCAGTCCCAGGTCCGAATTTACGGGGGCGGGGAAAACTTTGTCAGTGTCTCGCACCAGTTTGTGGAGATCGCGAATTTCCAGTGGTTCGAGTTGCGCTGCTTTATTTGAGATGGCCAGCGCGGCAACGGCGGGAAGTTTTTCATCCTGTGCGTTATGTAATGCGCGCAGTTCGTCCCGCGAAACGTGTGTGATCGGTTTTTCGCTGCCGTGCTGTGCCAGCCATCGAACAGGCAGAATCTGACCTGAAACCGGCAGGAGCATGTTCTCCTCAATCTCAGCCATGTCTTCGCCGTTGACGTTGGTATTGTCAGTGCTGGCTGGTTTATCCTGAACAGAGGGTGAGGGCGCGATAAATACCATTGTGATGCCATCTTCCCCGCCTTTTTCGTAACGGTTGCAGAATTCCGTATCAAATACGCCTTCTGGCGGGAGGTCATTAACAACGGGCAAATTGACGCGAACAGGTTTTTTGAAGTCATCTTCATCGTATCCAGCATCGTCAATCGCAACAGCACCACGGGAGATGGCAATGGATAATTTTTTCGTTTCAGCCCAGTAAAAACCGCCTTTAATACCGAGACGTTTTCTTACTTTGTCATTTTTTGCTTCGTAATACAGTGGGTAAACTTGTTTATCGGTGCTCATTGTTTTTTAACCTCAACTCAGATTAAAATTCGTTTTGTTCAGTGAATGATCTTGCTGGATACACACTGTTCGTAGCCTGCGACATACGCAGGCTATTTCTTTCAGATTTCACCTTTTAATTTCATTGCAATCAGAGTTGCCAGAAATTCGGCTTTTTTTTCTGCAGGCAGATTCTTTCCGATATGCACCAGGCACATTTTTTTGACACCTTCATCAAGTGTTTTTACGTTGCCTGATGGACCATCGATATCAACCACAGTGAATGGGGTTTCTTTATTTTCTGTTTTAATCACGTAGCCAATACGCTTTCCTTCCAGATTAACCTCGTGAACAATGTCATCGGTAGTTACAACAGTGGCTTCATAACTGGTAATCATTTTTTCTCCTTAATTAAGGTTGAGCGAATACCTGCCATTTTTGGCATAAATTCAGTTTCGAATAGTCAATTAATTAAAGTTCGTGTGCCATCTGGTCTTTTTCGGCACAGATTTCACTACAATATTTTTTCATTTCCGTCGTTGGTATAACTCCACGCATGAAATGAAGTGGTCTTGTAATGATTTTGCTTTCTTCAATTTCTTTATTGCAAAGGTGATAAGCACATTTTATTTTCTTAGTCATTACCATGACTCCGCCTTTACAGGTAAACCATCACGACCGAGGAAGACTTTAATCATGCAGTCAGAAATGCATGTTTTTGTAGTCAGGCTACGAATATAAAGTTTTCGCTTTTTAATATTGTTTGCCGAGGCGATATATGTCCGACCTTCATGAAGAACATAATCGCCAGGGGTCACACACTGACGTGGTATTTCATCAGTTCCGAAGTGATGAGCAATCATAATTATCTCCATTTTTACAAATGAATTTTGTCGATGCGGTGCCTGGTGCCTCCAGGTGACGTTAACCAGTTAACAATTAACGCCGGATATTTCACCCATAACTCTGCTACGAAGGACAATAGCTTTTTAACTGTTCCGCGTGCGCTTAGCCGCATTCACCGCATCACAAAATTCACTTTAAAAAGGGCGGACATCAGTCGAACTTCAAGAAAAAACTGATGCCGCCAAGACTACACACAGCAGTGTTGTTATTCACAACCGGAGGCGCACTCCCACCATTTAAATTTAACAGACAAGACCGACTCTTTATGGATATCGGAAATGCGCCTTCGTGTTGTGCCCGGTTTTATTTCACCACCTCCGGGCTTTGGTGGCCTCGGCTATACCCCTACAGCGAGAATATTGAATTAATCCAAATAATGGATTAGCAAGTATTTCTGGCAAGCCAGCGACGTGCGCCCGTTTCAGTTTTGAATGTCTTGCTTTTGGTATAAGTCATGGCGGTGAACGTTCCATCCTGGTTGGGGAACACGCCACACACCAGGGATTCGTTGTTGCCGAGGTCGATTTTTTGCATTTTTCGCACCTCACATTTTGTTGTTGCGGATAGAGGCTTCTGCCTGCCAGAGATCCCAGTCGTTGCTGCGTAGAGCCTGTACAGCCTGGCTGTAAGTGATACCGCAACAATCCATCAAATACTGAACTACTTCGTAATGCACCATTTTATCTCTCCCTTTAACGCCGGGTTGCGGAACTAAAACCTACAGCGCCGTGCTGTTCTTGATAGAAATATTAGTAACGCGGATATTTTAAGTCAACAGTATGGCGTATAATATTTTTGATTTGGTAACTATGTAAATGTTTTTTCAAGGGAAAAATATTAGTTATACAGCTGATTTGCAGAAGTTATGGCACAAAAAAAACCGACTAAGACGTCGGTTTTTTTGTTGTGGATGGGGTAGTGAGCGGTGGCTACTGGTTACGTTTCTTTAGTGCCAGCATGTTCTCGAAGGCTTCCTCGTAGAGCTTGTTTAGTCCACGTAGCTGGTTAAGGAGTTTGGCTTTTTCTGACGCAGGTAGAATCTCGAAGAGGTTAAGCAACTCTGCCTGTTCTTCATTGACCAGCCTCCATCCTTTGCCTGAAAAGCTATCATCATAAGTATCTGATGATCTTACATAATTCATTAAGTCTTTAAGGTCTTCTCGAATGTCCTCTGGTTTTACCTTTAACAGAGCCGCAAATTTTAGCGCAGCATCGGTATTTACCGGTATCTTGCCGTTCAGATACTGGCTAACGGTGCCTTGAGATTCGAATCCCAACAACTCAGCCGCCAGCTCTTGAGTCAGCTTCAGCTCTTTTTTTCTTGCATTCCATGCGGCTTTTAAATTCTTGCTCGCTTCTGGAGTTGCAATCACTTCGCGTGTTTTTTTCATACATAGAGTTTATTTGTTTTACCAATATTATCAAAGATAGTTTGACTATTGATCTTTAAAATTAGTGGGGCTAATATTTGCTCGAGGCATAACGTAGAAGGTTGGCTATGAACTTAAGAGACTATTTAAAAGAGAAACATATCACCCAGCTACAGTTTGGGAAGCTAACGGGTTTATCTCAGGTGCACGTAAGTCGAGTGCTGGGGGGCTATGAAAGATTCAGCCCTGAAAAAGCATTACGTGTTGCTGAAGTAACGAATTTCGAGGTTACACCTCATGAACTCCGGCCTGATATCTACCCGAATCCAACCGACGGTTTACCTGTTGGATGTAAGGCTAACACACAAAATACACAGGAGTTGATTCATGAAAATCAGGCATGAGCACATCGAATCAGTGCTGTTAGCCCTGGCAGCCGAAAAAGGGCAGGCGTGGGTCGCTAACGCAATTACTGAAGAATATCTGCGCCAGGGGGGAGGTGAATTGTCTCTGACACCAGGCAAGGACTGGAACAATCAGCAGAACATCTATCGCCGTTGGTTAAAAGGTGAAACGGAAGCGCAAAGGGAAAAAATTCAGAAGCTGATCCCAGCAATTCTGGCAATCCTTCCGCGGGAGCTGCGTCACCGACTCTGCATCTTCGATACCCTGGAACGCCGTGCATTACTGGCGGCGCAGGAAGCGTTGAGTACGGCAATTGATGCGCATGATGACGCAGTCCAGGCCGTTTACCGTAAAGCGCATTTCGGCGGTGGTGGAGCGTCCGACGATTCTGTTGTAGTGCATTGATTGAATAGGGTATCCAATAATGAAAATCAAACCGTACATAAATGCCGGAAATCTTACTCCCGGCGAACTACGAGACTGGATCCTGAAACTTGCAAAAAATGCAGAAATTGCGGGTTGGGGTACAGAAACTTCGGTTCGGAAGCTTCAGAGCGCAGAACTTAGCCTGCGCTCAGTTATGGACGATTTATCCCCAAGAATTAATTTTCTGGGGTCAGAGCAAATAATTCGTTCGGAAGGTCACTCCAGCGAAGTTGCGGAAGTTCTGAATACTCTGAGGGTAACTTTTGCTGCCGTTCGCGATATTCAACGAACCATTCTCTCATTGATTTCTCAGCTTCAAGAAATTGATAGTCGCATTCCTGACGGGGGTCATAGAGAGCGTCTTCCAGAATGTGAAGAGCAAGGACAGGGGAAACAGATAAGGGATCAGTAATACGTTTTTCACTTGCCTGGTATAGCAATCTCGCCAGCGAATCATAGCTACTGGGGCTCAGGAGAGAATCCCGTGAGTGATTTGTAAGAATCAGGTGGAAGCGGGTGAGAACTATAGCCCTGCATGTTACCAGGTTAACCATGTCGTGGTCGTGCTGGTTAATTTTGTACACAGTGCGCATGTGATTTTTAATTTTTTGGCAAACAGCCATTAAAGACATGTCGAACCTCCTTTGGTTCTGTTGATTGGGGAATCACAGATTATATCCGGAGGAAGGTTCGACACCAGATGAGGCAATTATGGTTAAGGCTAAAAACATGCCAAATCCCATGCCAAAAACTAAGGCAAACAATGAGCCTTATCGCAAGGTAAAAATAACGATATGGGATGATCCCAAATTTAGGGCGTTATCTCCTCTGCCTCCAAGTGGACAGAGTTTGTTTATTTATCTGCTGACCAGTCCATTTACCGGGATTATTCCTGGGTTGTTTAAAGCCGGGCGGGCAGCAATGGCTGAAGAGTTGGGGTGGGATATCGAAGCCTTTGACTTAGCCTTAGGCGAAGCCATGAATCTTGGCATGGTGAAAGCAGATATCAAAGCCAGAGTTTTTTGGCTCCCGAATGCTGCGAAACACAATCCGCCAAACTCGATAAATGTCATTAAATCCTGGGCAAAGGCATTCGCTTTAATTCCTGATTGCCCTCTCAAATGGGAGGCCAGGGAATCGCTGAGAGCCGCGTCCTACGGGGTTTCTGAGGCTTTGGGGATGGCATTCGATAAGGCAATCCCTTTGCCTGAGGATAAGCCTAAGGATAAGGCTAACGCTTTGTCATGCGGTATCCAGATAACAGATAACAGATATATAAACCCCACACATAACGCGCGCGTGCGCGAGGGTGCTCCGGCCAGTGAGGCAAATGGCGTGCCGTTGCAGACAGCGGAACCTGATTACCTGGAAGGCCTGAGCGAACCCATCGGGAAATTTCCGATGACCGATGGCTGGCATCCGTCGCCGGATTTTCGACGACGGGCTGCGCTGTGGGGCGTGGCTCTTCCTGAGCCGGAATTTACACCAGCTGAACTTGCCGCCTTCCGGGACTACTGGGCAGCGGAGGGGAAAGTTTTCACGCAGGTTCAGTGGGAGCAGAAATTCGCCCGTCACGTAAATCACGTCAGGGCGCAGGTTAAACCAGTCAGCAAGGGGGTGAGCCATGCAGCCGCACCAGGTGGCGCCGCATCACGGGCAGTTCAGGAAATTCGGGCAGCACGTGAGCAGTGGGAACGTGAAAACGGATTTATCAGCGACGGAAACGGCGTGGAAGCTGTGGGAACTCATGGGGGAGGTTTATTCGAACCGCTGGACCCAGAAGAACGGGGCCGCACCTTCGAAGCTCTGGATTGCACAGATTGGCGCGATGACTGAGCAGCAAATCCGGCTGGTCTGCCGCCAGTGCATGGACCGCTGCCGGGCGGGTGAAACATGGCCTCCGGACCTGGCTGAGTTTGTGGCGCTGATTTCGGAAAGCGGGGCAAATCCATTTGGTCTGACGGTGGATAACGTGATGGAGGAATATCGCCGCTGGCGCAATGAGTCCTGGCGATACGACGGAAGCGATAAATACCCGTGGTCTCAGCCTGTGCTGTATCACATTTGCCTCGAGATGCGTTCAAAGGGGATTGAGCGCCAGATGACCGAAGGGGAGTTAAAACGGCTTGCAGAACGGCAGCTGACGAAATGGGCAAAGCATGTTGGTAACGGCCTGAGCGTTCCGCCAGTCCGGCGGCAACTGGCAGCACCAGAACGCCCGTCGGGGCCAACACCAATTGAGTTGCTGAAACAGGAATATGAACGCCGGAAGGCAGCTGGTTTTGTTTGAGATTGGTAAATAATTTTTAACGGGAGAAATTTTAATGGAAACGTTGATTGATACGTTAAAAGCGATGCAAAAGGTGACGTGCACTGAGCTTGCTACCAGTTTGGGCATTGCACCGGCTGAGGCGATTAAAATGTTGCGGGAGTACGAAGAGCAGGGAGAAGTTGTATCGGTTAATGGTTACTGGTCTGTTTCAGAACGACAAAGTGGCGTGAAAGAAAAAACAGTGCCGGTGTGTAAAGCGGAAAGAAAATCCCGCATGGTGGTCAGCAGAAAAGACCGTGAGCCACTGAATCGCTGCGACATCCTGTCCACACTTGCTCATGGTGGGGCAATGACCACCGCTGAGATTGCAATTGCTGTGGGGCGTGCTGATTGCGTCAGGTCGCTGGTTTCTGCGATGGAAAAGCTTTGCCGCGATGGCATGGCGATTAAGCTGGGACAGGGGAAGGGGTGTAAGTGGATGCTGGTAAAAGAAACCGGGGAAAATTTACCAGCAGAGCCGAAATTTGTATCGGTAGCGAAAACACCTGGTAAAGCCTTTTCTCGGCCAGCCGGTGTTGCGTTACCAGTACAGGAGGTTGCAACACAGGAAGATATTAAAACAGAAACTGTGGCGGACATTGTGCATTCGCTGCCATCGTTTACTGAAACGCGAGCTGATGACCTGGTTTTACCATCACTGCATATGGCAAACCGCGAACTGCGTCGGGCGAAAAATCATGTCCGGAAGTGGGAGCGAGTCTGCGCGGCGCTGCGGGAACTGTACAGGCACAAGGATATTGTCAGACAGATTATCGCCACCGGAGAACGGTAGCGGTGAGTGGCTGGAAGAAGTGGTGCAGGGCTGAAATCATGGTGCTCCGGCAGTGTGCGGGAACGATGACAGTCGACAGCATCGGCAGTCTGATTGGTCGTAGTGAGCCGGCGGTCAGGGCGAAAGCACGGGAACTGGGTATCGGCATGATGTTGCGTGGTGATTATCACCAGTCAACAAAATATCCGCAGAGCGATATTGAGCTGGTGCGACAGTTGCATCAGCGTGGCGTGTCCAGGAGAGAAATTGCCAGAAAATTCGGAATGCCGTTGCGCACAGTGAATAACTACGTTTATTTCAACAGGAGGGTTCTGGAGTGAGGGTTTATATCGCCGGTCCAATGACGGGCTATGAAAATTTCAACCGTGAGGCGTTCCACAAGGTGGAAGAGGAACTGAAACGGGATGGGCACACAGTCTTAAATCCGGCAGTACTTCCGGACGGACTGACGCAGCCGCACTACATGGATATTTGCATGGCAATGATTCGCTGCGTGGATGCGATTTACATGCTGAAAGACTGGCAGCGGTCGGCAGGTGCCAGGGCAGAACTGGCACTGGCGGAGAAGCTGGGGCATGCGGTTATTTTACAGAAGGCGATGCAGTGAATATGTTCTGGATAATCAAAATTGAGCTGTTTGTTATTGTTTTCCTGATCAGTGCATTTCTGGCAGCGGCTTTTATTATCTGGGAAAATCCTTTTCGACATATCAGTCCACTGTTTGCAATCAGGGTGTTAATAGCATCGGTTGTAGTGGTGTGGTTAATTTGTTTTGCATTATTTTAATGGAGTTAATGTTATGAACGAAATCAAAGAAATGCCGGTAGAACGTGATGCATATGGCTGCTGGATACATCCTGAATATGAAAAATTTTGTGATGGCCGGGAGTATATTTCGACGGAAGAATTTAATGCCTGGATGAAGGCGAATAATCTTCAGTGGACCATTCGCGCAATGGATGAAGATGATTTTAATCCGGATGCGGATGGTCCTGATATTTCCGCATGGGAGCCGGAACGACCAGAGGGTGATGGGTGGTTTATTGGCTCCATTCATGACACGGAAGACGGCCCGGTTTGTGTATGGATGAGAAATAAGGTTCAGGCATAAAGCGATAAACAAACTGACAATAAGACACTGAAATTTAAATCAGAAGTGATTTTTATTAAATCCTTAACCGGAGGGATTTCTGCACCCTCAAAACATCAGGAGGCCGCCCGAAAGGGCGGTAAGACAATGCGAAAATTCAAAATAGTTATCGAAACGAGGATTGTTGGTAACGTGCGTGAAGATGTATTTGAAGTGGATGATGATGCGACTCCTGAGGAAATAGAAAACGAGGCAATTGATGTTTTCTTTAATCACTGCAATTACTCAATTTACGAAATAAAAGACGAAGTGGAAGAGTAAATGGCGACTTTGACCAAAGAAGAACGGTTTACCAAAGAGCAGTTAATAGCCCACGCAGAGGAGGCTATTGAATCACAGAGACTGTGCATACCAGGCACAATCGACCATGACCTCATTCGCGCATATAAGATGGATATTGCTGTTCTGGAAATTGCACTGCAATCGCTGGCAGCAGCGCCAGTTGGTAAATTTTATGAATACAAACCAGTGGGGTATCAGTGTCTGGTCGACGAGTTAACTATGCAGGTAAAGCAGTTAGCCTGGCAACTGAGGAAAGCGAAGCCGGACTGCAAACTGCCGGATAAGGCGATGGACTACCTGGAGCGAAACGGACTGACAAGCGTGGAGGATGTTTTACGATGACCTGGCCTGAAGCATTCACAACGGCAGGAATTGCGATGGCGGTGGCGCTGGTGGTGTATTCGATTTTCTGCTGGGGATAACAAAAGCCAGCCCATTAGGGCTGGTTTTTTAAAGAGGTAGCTTCATGATGGCTGCCAGTGCGCCAACAGCAACGACGAGCATCCCGCCAAATCTGACAGTCAGTTGCAGGGTGAGTTTATCAATTTTTGCATCAATGGCAGCAATGTCATTTTTTAGTTCAGTTTTAACATCGTTCAGGTCGCGCTTTGTAGCGACTTCTGCCGCTTCGTGAGAATCCTTTACTGCAGCAGATATGGCGCGAGCTTGTGCTGCAGGCATTCCGGCGGCTTCTAGGGTTTCAACGAATTTCAGAGTATCAAAATAGACCTGAGCCATGGTATTAAGTCCTTCGTTGTTGGGGAATGTTGTTATTTTAGCTTGTTATGTCTGTTGACGACAACAGACATCCGGGGCTATAGCACTATAAAACCGTTTAGGAGTAGCATGGCTGGGGTGTTGTCAGCAATGAGCAATTGGTGGTGTGATGCGGTTGTGATGATAAGAAGAACAATACCCCCCCGTGGGATTGTGGAGGGATTATTTATTGGGTGTATTGATGTCTTGAAGAGTGACTTTTATTTCTTCACCTGAATCTGCATTTTTGAGGACATATACAATGTCGTCATTAAGAATGTGCACTACGAGCCATTCTCCATCTTTTTCACGTAAGTGAACGATACTGCCTGTTGATATGCCATGAACGGTCATTTCTGCGTCTCTCGTGTTGTAGGTATAAGGTTAGTATAGCCAAGAATGCATGAAAGGCATAGCAGGCTATAAAGTAGCAAAAGGTGATGTTAATCGTCCTGATCGTCATCTGTTTAACCGTCATAGTGACGACACTGGTAACGAGGAAAGACCTCTGTGAGGTACAAATCCGAATCGGTCAGACGGAGGTCGCTGTCTTTACAGCTTACGAACCTGAGGAGTAAGAGACCTGGCGGGAGAGAAATCTCCCGCCTCCTCTGATGTGTCAGGCATCTTCAACGCCCCCGTACTTAACCCGCTTCGACGGGTTTTTTGTTACGATTATTTTTAATCAAACAGGCTTTTTGTGTTTTTGTGATTTGTTGTTCTTGAGGCTAATTACGGGGGAAATAGAATCTCATTACTTGATTGGCGCGCAGGGAGAAGAGGGATGGCCCCCAAACAGGGGAAAGTTATTTATCCAGAAGGATTCTGCTGATGAAAATCGAAGAATTGCGTGAAATTTTTAGTGAAAATGGCCTCTATGCTGTGCGCGTTGAGAATGGGGAAGTTATCTACGCAACGTTAATTCCTGATGATCATGTAATTTTATCTATCGAGGCATTCATTGAATACCTGGAAAGGCTCGGTTTCAAGGTAGTTTGGGAATGAGTTATAATTCGTAAGCCAGCCTGAACACCTGGCAACCTACAGCGCTATTGGAGAAAGCAATGGCGCATATACAACTGGTCAAACAAACCTCTTCCGGATTACTTCTCCCGGCGACGCCGGAGAGTTGCGATTTTCTGTATCAAATCAAAATAGGTGAGTGGATACACGCAGACTTTAAGCGTGTGCGTAACTACGCATTCCACAAGCGTTTTTTCAAACTCCTGCAACTGGGATTCGATTACTGGACTCCGATCGGTGGGGCGATCACACCTCGAGAACGAGAAATGGTATCAGGATTCGTTGATTACCTGTGTGAATCAGTAGGCCGGGAACATACGCCAGCTCTGAGCGAAGCCGCAGAGCAATATCTGAATACAGTTGCGACACGCAGAACCCGGGATACGGCATTGCTTAAGTCATTTGACGCTTTCCGCGAGTGGGTAATCATTCAGGCCGGATTTTACACCGAGCATTTTTATCCGGATGGTAGCCGTGGGCGCAGGGCGAAATCAATCGCGTTTGCGAATATGGACGAAACCGAGTTTCAGCAGGTTTATAAATCTGTACTGAATGTGCTGTGGAACTGGATCCTGTTCCGTAAATTTTCCTCTCCGGAACAAGTCGAAAATGTGGCCGCGCAGCTGCTGGAGTTTGCGTAATGGTGAATTTGCGTAAAGCGGCGCGGGGCCAGATGTGCCAGGTCAGAATTCCTGGCTACTGCAATCACAATCCCGGAACGTCTGTGCTGGCACATTACAGGCTGGCGGGGACGTGTGGAACAGCGACAAAACCACACGATATGCAGGCGGCGATTGCCTGTAGCTCGTGCCACGATTTAATCGACGGGAGAGTAAAAACCATCGATTACACCAAAGAAGAATTGCGCCTGATGCATGCAGAAGGTGTTTTTCGCACACAAGAAATCTGGAGAAAGGAGGGATATTTGTGATTTACCCAACGAATACAGGAAAAAGCGGAGAACACCTTCGTCTCACTACGCTGGAAAGTGTCTGGATTCAGGGAAAACTGCGTATGTGGGGGCGCTGGTCGTATATTGGTGGCGGTAAGACAGGGAATATGTTTAACCAGATGTTGACCTCTAAAAAGCTGACAAAAACGGCAATTAACGAGGTGCTCCGGAGGATGAAAAAAGCAGGTCTGGACAAGCCTGAACTTGAGGCTTTTTTGCGGGATATGATTAACGGCAAGCAAAAGAGCTGGCTGGCACATTGTGCCGATTCAGAGGCATTAATAATCGACAGAGTTATTGGCGAAGTTATGGCGGATCATCCGGGATTGATTTGTATTCTCCGGCAACGCTATGAGGGGCGGGGGATGACTAAGCGAAAAATGGCTGAATTGCTAAATGATGCACACCCAGAGTGGTGTTTTAGCACATGCGAAAAGCGAATTGCTAATTGGTTGGCTGTTGCTGAGTATGCGCTATACATTCCCATGCGAGAATCATTTGCTCAAAAAATGGCTTGATTTTTTACGTACAAACTGCTTCAATTTTGGTACGCTTCGTAAAGCTGTATCACGAGGCGTATAGCAGACATGGACACCTGAAAACCCGCTTAATGTGGGTTTTTTTACGCCCGAAAAGTGGTGCGGTACGTTAAACGTGCCCGAGGCTGTGAATACGGTTTTTTAGCTCACTGATTTTCTCGACAGGAATTATTGGTATGTCAAAATGCTACTGACAGATAAACTGAAAAATGCACAATAAGAGAAGAACGGGAAACTTATTATCAAGCAGAATACGAGACGCGAACTAAGATAGGTGACCGTGCTGGCAGTTTCATTGTTCATCTGCCAGCGTTTGACACAGGTTGTGTACTGGCTGCGAAAGCGCGTGGGGTGATGAGTTCTGCGTTCACATACAGGGTGGTGTGAAGCCAGCTTTTTGTGTATTCAGATGGCATTCTGATTTTGTTTGGAGTTTTTAATATCAAGGGATTACGCATCGGGTCGCCAGCTTAATACAATGTATTTAGTAATGTGATGCTTAGTATCACTTATATTATTACGACCCCCTTTTTTAGAGGGGCGATATGGCGTGTTTAGTAATTTTTTATTCAAACAAATTTACAATTACATAGTTGGTAAATATTGCATCCTGATTATTTATTAGTATTATTTTTGTGGTTCCGAGGGAATGATACATTATGTATCGGGGCATCTCATCTCACTCCCGAGGAACCAACGCCGACTTAGCTCAGCAGGCAAAGCAACTGACTTGTAATCAGTAGGTCACCAGTTCGATTCCGGTAGTCGGCACCATATGCGGGTATCGTATAATGGTTATTATCTCAGCCTTCCAAGCTGATGATGCGGGTTCGATTCCCGCTACCCGCTCTCTTGTAAAACAAACGAGGCATAGCTTTATCAGCACTGGCGAATTTTCGCGGAGAACAGCTTTGTAGGTACTATTGTTTTTCTTCATGCTGTAATATCTGAACGGTTACAGTTTCAGTGCTGCTTTTTTTGTATTACATAATGGTATGTGATTATTACTTGTAAACGTCGTTAGCAGAATGAGTCGTTACCTGTTCCATGCGCACACGTACAGTAAGCCAGGGTGGCTTTGTAGGTTGACGACTCATTCTGGTGGCGACCATATATAAATATAATTCTATTACTACACGATGAATGCTCTGGCCCGTCTCCTGACGGGCATTTTTTTATCCATATACAGGGTTCGTACCAGCGGACCTTTTTCACATCTGTGTCCTGCACACACCACACCAGAAAACACCAGATAACACCACACAAAAGGCATCTGCGGGTGCCTTTGATGGGGTGTTTTTTTACGGGCCGACAGAGGCCCTTTTTTATTTACAGGAGAAAAAGTATGTCTGAACCCTTATCCGGTTCCGGCACGGCTGCGGCGCTCGGCGGGGCGACGGTATTCGGGCTGTTTACCGGAACGGATTTCGGGATTGTGTTTGGTGCATTCGCAGGGGCGCTGTTTGTGGCCACGATACCACAGAAGATTTCTGTCTGGCGTGTAGCAGCGCATTTTCTGGTGTCGTTCATTGTTGGCGTGCTGGGGGCGGATGTGATGGCGTCTTACCTGGTTGAAAAACTGAATCTCCACAGCACATCTCTCGACGCGCTTTGCGCGGTACTGGTATCGGTGGTGTCGGTGAAGATTCTCTCATTCATCCACCAGCAGGATATCGCATCGCTGGTATCCGGGCTGTTCTCCCGTCTGCGGGGTGGAGGCGGTAATGTTAAGTAACCTTCCCGGATTACTGAATGTGGTGTTAAGCACGGTTATCGTGCTGACGCTCTTTTTTTATCGTCGTGGTAAGTCGAGACACAAACCGCTGATGTCGTGGCTGGCCTGGCTGCTGATGCTGCTTTATGCCTTTGCGCCGCTTTGTTATCTGTGTGGTCGCTTTCCACCCGGTAACTGGCTGGTCGTCCTGATTAACCTGGTGTTCTGCGTGCTGGTGATACGAGCACGCGGGAACGTATCAAAAATCCTTTCATTACGGAGGTGAGTATGCCCGGTAAATTCAGATTCAGTCGTCGAAGTGAGAAAAATCTGGAGGGCGTCAAACCACAGCTGGTTGCTGTTGTTCGTCGCGCTCTGGAGTTGTCGGAGGTTGATTTCGGTATTACGGAAGGCCTGCGCAGTAAGTATCGCCAGAAACAGCTGGTTGCAGAAGGGAAAAGCCAGACCATGAACAGCCGCCACCTGACCGGTGATGCGGTGGATGTTGTGGCCTACATTGGAAGCCAGGTGTCATGGGACTGGCCTCTGTACGAGAAAATCGCGCAGGCATTTAAGCAGGCTGCCGCAGAGCTGGGAACTGCCATCGAATGGGGCGGGGACTGGCGGACGCTTAAAGACGGCCCACATTTTCAATTGAAGCGATAGCTTGCAAAACATACAGGGCCGCCATGAGCGGCTTTTTTATTGCTCAAAAAACGAAAGAACGGAGGTACGTATGTACGCACTGAAAAAAATCACGGTAACTAAAGATGGTCGTCAGGTTGAAGAAGTGCATGTTCTGGGGAATATGTATCGTCTGGAGTTCTATCCGCGTGACACTCATCTTGCAGCAAAAATTGAGTATTGCCTGGGCGGGGATATTCCATGTATTCCGGTAGAAAAAGAGGATGAGGCTTACATTACCACGCTGACCGGAGACACGGTGCGTTGTATCTGTCGCGGTGACAGTAAAGCCAGGAATGAAATAGCCAGATGCCGCACCCAAGGCAGTAAATAAAAAACAAAACCCCGGCTGCTGGAACAGTCCGGGGTTTTTAGTTTTCACGTCAAAGAGGAAATTGTGAGTAGTGAGTACGGAGAAAATCCTCGTGGGAAAGTATAAAAGATTCTTTTTGAGGTTGTCCATTATGAAAGGTATTGAAGTGGAAACTCCCGCGAGCCTTGATTTGACAAGGGCTGCGGCCTTTGCAATTCGCCTTGTGGCGGTCGCTGTTCTGATTTGGGCTGTGCGTTGGTGGTGACATGAGCCGAAAACACTGGACACACAGAATGCCTCGAACGGCGGTGAAATGGGCGCTGGTAGCGATACTGGTGCCTTTTTTCCTGGTGGGATGTGTCAGCCTGGATAAAGCGCGCCAGCTTTTTGATACAGCTTATCAGGTCTGTGAAATTGTCGACGGTGTTCGGCAGTGTCTGCAGAACTGATCGCCTGTAAGAGCAGAATATTTTGCTGAAAAATGAAGGATGTGTCAGCGTCCGGAAAGCATGAAATTCTGTGTTTGTGGCTACTCAATTAAATAAATTCTTTCTGTCGCCGCGAATACTCAAATGTTGATCAGCGCCCGGTGCGGCGACGGGCTTCGATATCAGGAGACGATGATGGAAAAAACAGAAAACAAACCGATTGTAATTGGTGCTGATGCTGCTCCGTTTAAGTTTGAGTTGTCTCAACTGGTGGAGATGCGCATCAGTGATGAATGGGGGGAGGTTAAAGCCCGCGCGCAGTATGCGGATGGCGAAAACCAGTACTTGATCCACTACAAGGCTGCAGATGGTCGCGCCACGACGCAGTGGTTTGGTGAGTCAATGCTGGAAGCAACAGAAGATGATCGTCATCCGGGTTGTCCGGTATTTGCCGGCATGGAATTACCGGAAGGTGCGGTTGTTACAGAGTAACAGACATTACAGCAGCCCTTCAGCGAGGGGCTGCGATAATGTGAGAAATAAAAAACCGGTCACAGGGAACAGCTACACAGAACCGGCCGGCGAAGACCGCCAATATCACCCGAGCATCGGTACAACATACTTATGACAATAGACGGTATTGATGTAAATGCAATGTTATGCATCGACGAAAATAAAAAACCGGCAGGGGAAATCCATGGAAGATTTGCCGGTGGCGAAAGAGGGCCATGTTTTTAACCTTAGTCGCAGAGTTACGGAGTGCAACTACGAATGCTGCCGGTATATGGCTGAATGGCGTTTCAATGATGTACGTCATCTTATCTGTAAATGTTAATGATAAATGCTCTCCACTGGCTGCTGTTAGTTTTTTATTCATAAAGCGAGGTTGTATGAGCGAAAAATTGAATATTGTCTATCGACTGTTACAAGAGTTGTCTCCGTATGTGCACAATGCAAGGACACACTCTCCTGAACAGGTGACACAGCTGGTTGAAAGCATTAAGCAATTCGGCTGGACAAATCCGGTGCTGATTGATGAAAAGGGTGAAATTATTGCGGGGCACGGGCGTGTTATGGCGGCTGAGGCGCTCAAAATGGATTCGGTTCCGGTCATTGTTCTGTCTGGTCTGACGGATGATCAGAAAAAGGCGTACCGCCTGGCTGATAATCGCCTGCCGATGAGTGCTGGCTGGGATGAAGATCTGTTACGGATGGAGCTGTCGGACCTAATCAATGCTGATTTTGATATCTCCCTGACAGGATTCTGCCCGACAGAAATTGACGAACTATTAACGGATGTTTTGCCAGGTACAGCGAATGAGGATGAGCCGTACACGACGAAAATTGATACGCCTGTTTATGAGCCGTCAGGGGATGAACCGGATATCAGTGAACTGTACGACGATACGAAAACTCAGGAGCTGGTCAGCCGGATACGTACGGCGTCCCTTGAGCCTGATATCGAAAAATTCCTCCTGTGCGCGGCAGAACGCCACACGGTGTTTAATTTCAGCAGAATTGCAGACTATTACGCTCACGCCCCCGCTGAAATTCAGGGCCTTTTTGAGGAGTCGGCACTGGTGATCATTGATTATCAGCAAGCCATCGAAAATGGTTTTGTCCGGATGACGCAGCGCATGGTGGAGATCATGCATGGCGGGGAGGAGGAATATGCGTGATGATTTTTGCGCCTTTATTCTGACTCACGGGCGACCGGACAAAGTTCTGACTTACCGGACGTTGCGTCGTGCTGGCTATACCGGGAAAATTTTTATCGTTGTTGATGATGAAGATAAGACACGGCATCAGTACATAGCTGAATTTGGTGAACAGGTGCTGGTGTTTTCCAAAGCCGATATCGCCAGTCGTTTTGACGAAGCCGATAATTTCGGTGACCGCCGCTCAATTTTTTACGCCCGTAATGCCTGTTTCGACCTGGCAAAAATGGTCGGGTGTAAATACTTCATTCAGCTCGATGATGATTATCACGAGTTCCAGTTTCGGGTGGATCGCAACTATGACCAGGCCTATTTCCCGATAAGGAAACTGGATGCGATCCTTTCTGAAATGCTGGCGTATTACGAATCAATACCCGCGCTTTCCATCGCTATGTCGCAGGGCGGGGATTTTCTTGGTGACAATGGCGGCCATGCTTCGTGGGTGAAACGCAAGGCAATGAACAGCTTTATCTGTTCGGTTGATCGACCGTTCTCATTCATGGGGCGCATTAACGAGGATGTGAATACGTACACGAATCTCGGTCGCTGTGGTGAATTGTTTATGACGATCGGTGCTGTCCAGTTAGGGCAGAAACAGACGCAGAAAAACAGCGGCGGAATGACCGAGCTGTATCTGGATTCCGGAACCTACGTTAAAAGTTTTTACTCCGTCATGTATGCGCCCTCGTGCGTAAAAATCTCACTGATGGGGGCCAGCCATAAACGCATTCACCATCAGGTCACCTGGAACAACGCTGCAGTAAAAATCCTTCACGAAAAATACAGGAAGAAGACACCCTGCATATCAATGGGGGTGACAAATGATTCCGTATTCGAAAGTCGAGTCTCTGGCAGCGTGCCGGATGACTGCACAACAAATCGCTGACGTTCTGGATGTTGATCTGAACCGACTGAAAGAAAATCGGGAAGCAATGACAGATTTTTACGCATCCATCCGTAAGGGCAGAGCGAAAGGTGAAGCCGAACTACGGGCGGCATTGTTTAAGCTTGCCAGAAAAGGGGATGCCTTTGCCCTGCGTGAACTACTCAGGGTGGATAAAAATCAGGACTAACTAATGAGCAGACCGGACTGGGGGGTGTTGCAGCAGGAATATATTGCTGAATACACCCGCTCCGGTGTATCTCCGGTGGCATGGTGTGAGGCAAGGGGACTGAATTACGCAACAGCCCGTCGTTACATCAAAAAACCTCCGAAAAATGCGCAGACAGAAATGCGCAAAACTGCGCAACAAAGTGCGCAGAAAAAATCTGCGCAGACTGCGCAAAAGCGGAACGGAAAATCTCAGAAAAAAAAGCCAGTATCCGATGCGTGCCTGAATGAGGGCGACGCGGAGGAATTTTCGTTCTGCCCCGATGAATTCGGCATTTCTGACCAGCAGGCTAAGTTTGCGATGCTTGTTGCTCAGGGGAAAAAGCCGACAGAGGCATACCGACTGGCTGGTTATGAGGGGCAAGGTGCGACAGCTAACAGCAACGCCAGCCGTATGCTTAGAAATGCCAGGGTTTATCGTGCTATCAGCTACTTCCGCAATCAGTATCAGAAACGCTATACCGCAGACCTGGATTTACTGGTGAGCCAGTTGATGGCTATTGTCCAGGCCGACCCCAATCAGTTGGCACAATTTCGCCGTGTTAACTGCCGTTATTGCTGGGGCGAGAATCATCTCTACCAGTGGCGTGATATTGCAGAATTCGATAAGGCAGCGGCACAGGCCTCCAGAGATGGCAAACCCGAGCCGGAATATGGAGGCCTCGGCTTTGTTGATAACGCCATACCCAATCCGGACTGCCCGAAGTGCTGCGGTGAGGGAACGGGGCAGCTTTATATGGCTGATACCACTCTGCTTGATGGGGAGGCGCGGCAATTATATGCAGGGGCAAAGCTCGGGAAATTTGGTGTTGAGATCCTGCTGGAGGATAAGGCTGCCGCCCGGCGCGAACTTATCAAGCTGATAATGGCGACGAAAGGAAGTTCTGCTGGTGGTGCAACTGACAGTCGCAATGATCTGGAGCTTGAAGGACTGAGGCTTCGCAACGAAAAGCTGCGCACTGAGATTGAAAACCTCAAAAAAGGCGTGGGTGGTGAGAATAACGAAATAATTATCCACAACTCTCTGCCGATGCCGGGAGTGGATAATGTCGATTGAAATCTATCTCCCAAAACCTCATGAGGGGCAAATAGCTGCATGGACGGCGGCAATAGAAGAACGCTTCCACGCGGTATGCTGTGGTCGTCGCTGGGGTAAAACGGTGATGCTGGTGAACATCGCTACCAGTTTCGCTACGCGGAAATTTGCCGTTCCTACCACCGGGCAACTTATCGCGGGTAGGGTGGGGATTTTTACCGCGCAATACCGCCAGTACCAGGAAATCTGGGATGAAATTAGCGCCGTTCTGCAACCGCTGATCCTCAGTCAGTCAAAAAATGAAAAGCGCATCATTCTCCGTAATGGGGGGCGCATCGACTTTTGGGTAACGGACAATAACAAACTGGCCGGGCGTGGGCGTAAATATCACGCTGTGCTGATTGATGAGGCCGCATTCACTAAATCGCCGGAAATGCTCGAGGAAATCTGGCCCCGAGCGATACGCCCGACGCTTGTCGATTACCGTGGCTGTGCGTGGGTATTTTCCACACCAAACGGTATCGACGAGAGCAATTTTTTCTACGCGATATGCCACGATGAATCCCTGGGATTTGTTATGCACCATGCGCCAACTTCATCGAATCCGTATATTCCGAAAGAAGAACTGGAGGAAACGGAGAAGAAATCCGATCCGCGCGTCTGGCAGCAGGAATATCTTGCAGAGTTCGTAGACTGGTCCAAAGACGCGTTACTCGATGTCGATAAGCTGCTGGTGGATGGCCAGCCGGTTGAGATGCCGCGACACTGCGACATGATTTTTGCGGTAATGGATACGGCGCTGAAAGGCGGGACGGAGAACGACGGGACAGGCGTGGTTTACTTCGCGTATGAGTCCACGTATTCCGATGAGCCGAAACTGACCGTTATCGACTGGGATGTGACGCAAATTAAAGCGTCGCTGCTTCCTGAGTATATCCCCGGTGTTTATGACAACCTCGAGCGGCTGGCGCAACTCTGCCGCCCGCGCCTGGGGAGTCAGGGGGTATTCATGGAGGATGCCGCAATGGGCGCAATCCTCAACCAGAAAGCGGAAACCGAAGGCTGGGATATGACGCCGATTAAATCAGCGTTAACCAGCAAAGGGAAAGACGAGCGCGCGGTGCTGGCTTCCAGCCACCATTACCAGGGTAAATGCAAAATTACCCGCGAGGCTTACGACAAAACCGTTTCATTCAAGCGCACAACCGCAAACCACCTCATCAAACAAATCGCCGGGTTCCACCTGGCAGACAAAGACGCGCATAAACGTGCTGATGACCTTTTCGATTGTTACACCTATGGATTGATCATTGCGCACGGTAATTACGCGGCGTTGTAAAAAATCAGGATATTTTTGATGGCAGAGATCGAGATTACTGGCGGCCTCGGTTCGGCACTGATGCGTATTCTTGAGGCTGAAGAAATTCAGCCGGGAACCGATATCGGCTATGAACTGTGTAAGCTGCTGTGGCAATTCCATCCTCTGGGCGGAAAACTTGTCGAAAAACCCATACTGATGGCGATGTGTAAGCCGCGACAGTATAACGTGGAGACAGATCCTGACGAGAGGGTTGTGCGGCGTTTTCAGGAGGTATGGGAACGTATGAAAGTCAACGAGAAGATTAAAAATCTGTTTTTTCTGTCTCGTTGCTACGGTGCCGCAGCGATCGGCGTGGGCACCGACAGTGTTTCATGTCGTGAACCGCTTCCGACGTTCGGACTGACAGAAGAGGATGTGTATATCAACGCGTGGGATCCGTTGAACGCTTCCGGTTCGATGGTGACTGACCAGAACCCAAACAGTCCGTTTTTCCAGGAAGCCAATAAAAAGCTGAAGATTGGCGGAAAAGACTGGCATCCGTCACGCACGTTGAAAATTTTCAACGGCACACCGATTTATCTGGAGTTTCAGAGTTCATCGTTCGGATTCACCGGGCGAAGCGTGTTTCAGCGCGTTCTTTATTCCCTGAAATCCTATATCAACACGATGGAGGCGAATGATCTCGTCAGTCAGAAAGCGGGCGTACTGGTAGCTAAAGTTGTGCAAAACGGTTCGAAACTTGACGGGATCATGGCTGCCGCCACGGGACGAAAAAGGGAAAATGTCAAAGAGGCAAAAAATAAAGGTGTGCTTAGTATCGGGAAGGATGAGGACGTTACCTCGCTGAATTTACAAAACATCGATGGCGCGCTAAATGCCGCCCGCGACAACATTATTTCCGATATTGCATCAGGTAGCGATGTTCCCGCGATTCTCATCAAGGAGGAGGCTTTCTCGAATGGTTTCGGTGAAGGAACTGAGGATTCGAAAGCTATCAGCCAGTATATCGATGGTGTACGCCAGCAGATTGAACCTGTGATGGATTATTTCGAACGCCTGGTGCAGTACATCGCCTGGAACGAGGAATTTTATCAGTCGCTGAAAAATGATTACCCGGACATCATAACTGATGACTATAAAACCACGTTTTACCAGTGGCGACGTGAATTTACCGCGACATGGCAGGAGCTGGTGGAGGAGTCGCCGGACAAACGCCGGGAAAGCGACAGTAAAGTGATTCAACAGGCGATAGCACTTTTCTCTGCCGTGTCGCCACAGGTTGATCCTGAAAACCGTGCCGCCGTCACTGAATGGCTGGCAAGCCTTGTTAATGCCACGCAAACCTATGGCGAAGCTCCACTCATCATTGATGTGGACGCGCTGGCGAATTATGAACCACCGAAGCAGGAGACGCCTGATGGCAATTTCCAGCCGGGCGGTGAGGAAGAAGAAACGGATCAGGACGCTATATGAGGTTCTGACGGATGCCGTTAACTACTACGTAAATCACGGGTGGGATAGCGAAAAATCATTGCTCGAATGGTGCCGGAAACTCCGTGTAGCCGCTCAGCGAGAAACCCCTGATGATACCGTAGCCAGAAAACATCTCACCGCCATCTACAGCCGTCTTGTCATCGACGGCGGGGCATTACGGGAGCAGCCTCCTGACGGCCCTAAAAAAGTCACTGTTGAAAAACTGAAACCTGAGTTTCGCAAGGAACTCGACAGGCGAATTTTCGCCAGTGCCAACCTGATAAAACTCAACCGCGAACAGGCCATCGAGAAAACCATACAGCGTTTTCAGGGGTGGGTTACGTCCATTCCGCCTGACGGGGTGAGCGAAATTGATCGCCGGGAAGTGAAGTCCGGTTTTCAGAAGTCCGTGAAGGATATGGATTTTATCAGTCGCCGGGTGGCAATTGACCAGGGGCATAAGCTGGCAAGCAACGTTAAGTATCTGCTGGCTGTTCAGAGTGGAGCGATTGCTCTGCGCTGGCATTCTAACTGGCGGCGTCCGGGCTACAAATACCGACAGGACCACAAAGAGCGCGACGAGAAAATTTATCTCCTCCGCAATTCGTGGGCGCTGGAGCAGGGGCTGATTAAGCCCGTATATGGTTTTTATGACGAAATCACTGCTGCCGGGGAGGAGGTTTATTGCAGTTGCGATGCACTGCCGATCTACGCCCCTCAGAAACTACCCGACGAATTTTTAACGGAGAAGGGCAAACGTGAGTTTAACCGAGCTTGAAGTGGCAGAACGCATCAGGGACGGAACCGTACCGTCTCCGGTGAAATTCTCCAACATGTGGCTGGTGAATTTGCGAATAACCGGAACCGGGCTTGCCTATCGCGCCGGGCTGAAAGAGCACGTCTGGCGTGATCCAAAGCTCTATCTGAACGAGGAGTTTTTAAGGCGATGCAATGGCCTTCCGGTTATCGCAAACCATCCTGACGACGCAGTTCTGACGGAGGAGGACTTTAAATCGCGGATCGTCGGTAGCGTCATGCTGCCGTATATCCGGGGTGATGAGGTATGGGCGGTGTGCCGCGTTTACCTCCAGAGCATTGTTGAAGAAATCACTGAGGGGGATGTTTCGACAAGCCCGTCGGTGGTGTTCAACAGCACATCAGGAAATGTGGAAGTACAGGAAGGTGACACCAATTTTTTAATCGAAGGCGTTCCTTTCCTGGTTGATCACATCGCCCTGGTGACGAAAGCCCACGGCTCGCTGGGCGTGTGGGATAAAGACCGGATCCCCGCAGGGGTTGAAGTGACAAACACAGGTGAAATCGAGATGGAAAAAGAAGAACTCCAGGCCCTGTTACAGGGGGTTGTGAGCGATGCCCTGCAAGGCATTAATCAGAAAATCGATGGTGTCGTTACGCGCATGGACTCACTGGAACAGCGGGACAAAGCGCGGGCGGACGCCGAAGCTCAGGCGAAAAAAGAGGCCGAAGAAAAGGCCAAAGCCGATGAAGCAGCAGAGGAACAGCGTAAAGCTGATGAAGCTGCGGCAAAGGAGGCGGAAGAAAAAGCCAAAGCTGACGAGGCGGCAGCTAAAGACGCTGAGGAGAAAGCAAAGGCTGATTCCGAAGCGGAAGAACAGCGTAAGGCTGACGAGGAGGCAGAAAAAGAACGCAATGACTCTGCCCTGGCAGAAGCACAGGCAAAAGCCGACTCCGCATTCAGTGCCTGCGGTAAAAACGCGCCAGCACCGTTTTCTGGTGAAAATGCGCTGGACTACCGCAAGCGTGCGCTAATCGCTATGCAGAAACACTCTCCGGCACATAAGGACGTCAATATTCGCGCGATTGCGGATTCTGCAACGCTGGCTGTGCTTGAGGACGCAATTTTCAGTGCCGCCCGTCAGTCCATCGAAAAAGAAATGATGAGTACGCAGGGGCAACTGCATAAACGTATCCGCAACGATGAAGCCGGACGTCGCATTACTGAATATCAGGGCGATCCGAACGTCTGGCTGAGTGCTTTCAAAATTCCGGGGCGTCGTCTGGCAAAAATTAACACTCAAGGGAGCCTGAACAATGGCTGATATTAACTTTCATCCGTTTAAAAACCGTGGAGCATTTGGTGGCCTTTTTAACGTCGAATCCCGTGGGCTGATGCAGGGGGATGCGCAGGATGATCCGGCAATTCGTCTGCAACTTTGCTCCGGTCGACTGGACAGCAAAATCACTGAACCGGTATGGGGTGGAGTTGGAGTTATGGAGTGCATTGCTCCCGCGAAAGACAGCGTTAACGGTGCGGTAATTAAACAAGCCACGAAGGACGCCTGTAACGCCTTTACTGTCTTTAATCAGGCATTTCATGGCATTACCACGCCGGATAATCCGGTGCCGTTATATCTCGCGGGTGGCTTTGTTCACTATTACCGCGTTGGCTCAGGTGCCCGCATTCCTCTCCCTGTCAGTGCAGAAGTTGTTGCGCTGGCTGATGGAAATAACACCGTTGCTGCCAGTGGTTTTGTGTGGGATCTGACGAAAAACATGGTTGATGTTTATTCGGGATCACCCGGCGCTAATCCGAAAGTGGATATTAAGCTGCTGATGGTTTCAGTTGACGGAAACCTGACGGTGAAAAAAGAGGATGGCGGTAACGTTGTCTGGGAAATCGGCAAACCGTGCGGCCTGTTTTTAATTTAAGGGGATATTAATTAATGAGCGCATTTACTCCTGCGACTACTATTGTGTCGCCGTCAATGGTGCTGCCGGAAATGATCGTGCAACAGAGCATGGCTTCCGGGGCGTTTGAAGTCCTGGCTGGTGGTGCTCCAGCGGTAAAAATCAGTTCCAGTGATTTGATGGTCTATCAGAAATATCTGCGCATGACCTCGCAGGCGCAGGTCAGCCAGTCTCTGCCGGGTCAGTTACCGTCTTCCAGTATCTCTGGCGGCTATGACGGAATGATGACTTACCGAATTTCTTCCCGCTCGCAATACAGCTATCTCGATACTGATGCAGCAGATCGCTGGGGCTATTCTCTGATTGAAGGCCTGCGCCTGGCTAACCGTCAGGGACACGCTCAAATGTTGCGTAATATGCTGCTGTATGGCGTGAATGCAGCTAATAACGAGGGGATCACCAACTCACCGAACGCAGTGACGCTGAATCTGGGCAACGACAGCAAAGGTAACGATTCGTACACCACCTGGGATTCCGGCGAGATGGCTAAATTTATGCTTGGCCTGATTGCTGACCAGAAAACCCGCATGTTGCTGCTGGGGCAGCCATTAACGACTGTTATTCTGAGCCCACAGCGATTCATGAAGGCGCTGGAGTGGACAGGAATTGTTGAGCTGACCAGTTACCAGCGTCCTGGTGGTGGTACCGGAACGGTGGGAACGATGGTTAAAGACGTCGCCGATAAGGCGACAGGCGACGACATCATGTTCTGCCAGGACGACACGCTGATCGGTAAAGGCGCTGGTGGTAATGACCTGATCATCGTTACGAACCCGACGATTGAGGTTCCGGAAGCGCGTCACACCATTAACACCAATATTTTCTCCACGCTGGTACCTAACCAGCAGGCCGTCAACGTGATGTTCTGTGATATGGCAGCGCCGACGGAAATCCCGTCCCCTATGCCGGATGGCGGCCTGACCACGTTGTATACCATGCGCGCGACGCCGGGCTGGAACTTCCGCCCTGAGGGGATCACCCTGTTGTCTGCCAAATACGCATAAACGTTCAATCTGATAACGCGGGGAGCTAAATGCTCCCTTTTTTGTGGGAAAAATTTATGAAGCTCTACATCGCTAACTGCTCACGTCAGCCGCACACGTTCAACTACAAACTCCCCGAAAAAACGCAGTCGTTCGGTGTGACAATTCCGTCCGGACGTCAGCATATGATCGAAAATCAGTCCGATATTATCGACCACATCATCCGACAGCATGAGCCTTACGGATTCCAGCGTTGTGACAAGGTGGACAAGAATTTTTCCGGTATCTGCTATTCCATCGATAAACCTGTGAGCGTCGGTCGCATTGAGGATTGCGCGGAGCAGAAAACGGAAAATCTGGAATCCCTGTCAGAAGAAATTCTTGCAGCCAGCGCCGTATCGCTGAATAACGCAGTGGATCAGGCAGTGATTCAAAGTGGCGAAAAACCTCAACCGGGTGGTATTGAAATGGAAATCACCGGGGAAGCGATTAACACTGAACAGGAAAATCCGCCCAGCACAAAGCGAAATATTAAGGTTAAAAAATAATGACCTTGCGTCCGTCACTGGAGGGATTTATTCGCTTTGTTCGTGACGACATGAAAGTACCGGTTCACGCTATTGCTGACGATGATCCGACGCTGGAATGTTGCTTTCAGTCTGCGATGGAGCTAATCCCTCACGATCAGGGGCTGGAGCGTTTACCCATCATCTATGTGCGAACGGTTTATAACGCTGCCGCCTCATTTCTCCTGAATTTCGCTCCCGGCTCGTGGTTTGCCGACCTGAGAAAAAAACTCAACCTTGGGAAACTGGCTACCGGGCTTGTCAGCGCGGCAGCAGACCAGGGGACATCTGGTTCGATCACCATCAGCGACGCGCTGAGTAATCTGTCTTTGCTGGATTTGCAGATGTTACAGGATCCGTATGGACGACAGGTTGTTGCGGTGCTGATGCAGATGGGCACGGTATGGGGTTACACGCCATGAAACTTTGTTTTGGGGTTATCGACCAGCCGTATGACTACGGCGACGAACCGGGAAAAACCACGTTTGACGTGGCCTGTGACCTCGAGGAGCGATACGAAATTTTTACGCACTTCTGGGAAATGCATAAGGACGAGATTATCCAGGAGGCAGGTACTGAACTGGCGTACCAGTTGGTCAATCACTTCAAGTATAAGGCTCCGCTACCTGGCGAGCATTTTCTGGAAGGGACCGGGAAGATTTTCCATATATTTCTTGAAACCGAAGAAATGGCCGGAATGACGATCAACGGAAATCAGGTCCCAACCCAGGCTGCGTTACAGGGTGTTAACTCAAGGCTTAAGGACAAATATACCGGGGAGCGGCGCCCGTCATTCATAGATGGCGGCCTGTTTAAGGGCAGCTTTATAGCGTGGATAGATAACAATGCCGAGTCTTGAAGAATTAGCCGAACAGCACAGTTCGCAGCTCTCGTCCGTTCTTAAATCCGCAGTTGAAACCATCTCGTCAGACCAGGAAATCACGTTCAGGCTCTATGTCCGGCAGGTTCTGCCGCTGGATGGTTTTGTCTATTGGGTTAATGCGGAAATCATCAGTTGCGATGAACTGTGTCGTCTGAATATTGAGTCACCAACTCGTCTGAAAATCAAAGGCAGCCTGCATCGTCAGGTTATTGCGATTCAGGACGAGTCTGTCTCGAAGGATGTGAACAACATTATTTTCACGCCTGTTCAGCAGGTTGATGATTTTAATGTGGAAAATCCCGATGCGATCTATCTCGGTGAGTACGGCGGCGTCCAGTTCGCTTTTTCTCGAATGGAGAGCCGCTATCAGCAGTCGGGTATTTTTCATTATCGCGGCATGGCGATTTTGCCAACCATGCGTTCCCAGATTATCGACTGCGAGGAGGATATCAGCGACGAGCAGATCATATCCAACAGCATCCCGATCTGGCTGCAAATGAAAGATGCCGCGACCGTGTATCCGTCTTACCTGGTACCGCAGAACCTTCGCCCTCCGTATATCGCGGTGGATGTTCGCAACAGTATTCCGTTGCAGGTGGCTCCCGTTGTTTTCGGAGGTGAGCGGTTCCAGCTAGTCCAGGATTCGGTTCGCCTGACGCTTTACGGATTCAGCAACAAAATGGCGCTGGATCTTGTCGACTCGGTGGTGAACAGGGCGCTGGAGGAGGAAAAGTTTGGTGTAACCAATATTCCGGTGGTTCAGGACGCAAAGTCGGGACAGGTTGAAATCAACGCTCTGGCGAAGAAAAAGATTGTCGATTTTGACGTGAATTACTACCAGAGCACCGCCCGGGAAATATCCCGGCAGTTGATTGAAAAAGTTATTTGTAAATATGAGGTTAAATAATGGGATTTAATATCGTCACGGTGAATGTGTCCCAGACCATCGGGGCCATTCCCTCGAATTTGCAGCAGATGTCTGCGGTTCTCTCGTTTGGTTCCACGACTCATGAGCCGGGAAAACCCGTATTACTCACCCGTAATCAGGACATTAACGAACTGGTTAAAAATCCGATTGTTGCCTTGTCGGCAGCTGTCGCAGGAAGATCTGCGACAAACGTCACTGTTACGATGACGCTTCCGGAAGGGAGTAATATCCGGCGCGAAAACAGTTCTGAGGTAAAGATTGTCGTTTCCGGTTGCTCTCCCGACGCGTGGAACGGCGAATATACTGCTACCGTCGCGGATGAAAAAACACTGACCTGGACAATAGCTGATTCTCAGCTTTCCGGTTCGCCAGTGACACTGGGTCAGTTTTCCATTGCTGGCAGTGAAAATCTGGTGACGGCAGTAAACACGTTTTTTGCCCAGGGAAATTCAGTGGGGATTTACCTGCTGGAGTTGGGAGTACAGAAAGGCGGAGTCAGTAAGGAAATCGCTGCACTGAAAGCTTATATGGAAGATCCGCTCCTGCGTTTTTATGCGTATCTGGTGCCGCAGCCGTGGGATGGTGACGCAGAGTTTATCAGTCTGGCAAAACTCCACACCGCCAACGAAGCGATGCAGTATTTCTTCGTGCTGACGAAAACGCCGGACGACACGAATTACGTTTCGCCTTATGCCGGTATTAAGTCGGTTATTGCAACGGCGGATGATACGTACCCGGCGACAAACGCGGCAGCAGCCGTAATGTGGAACTATGTTTCCGCATCACCTTCAGAAATCAACAAGGTGCCGCCGATGGCATTTCGCTATTTACAGGCGGTAAACGCCCACAAGGGCAAAAATTCCATTCTGGCCACGATGACGAAGCAGAATATTAACTACATCGAAACGGGTGCTGAGGGTGGAATCTCCAACACGATCCTGGTGAAAGGCGTTACCAGTGACGGTAACGATATGACGTACTGGTATTCCGTGGATTGGGTGCAGATTAACGTCGATATGCAGCTCGCCAACGCGGTGATCAACGGCTGCAATAACCCAATTAACCCGCTTTACTACAACCAGGACGGGATCGACCGTCTGCAGCAGGTCGCACAGGCGGTGTTCAATACGGGCGTATCTTACGGCCTGGTCAACGGCCAGCCTGTCGTAGATGCAGTGCCTTTCCGCCAGTATATCAACACGAATCCGAATGATTACGGTATCGGGCGTTATGCGGGCCTTTCGGCCTCCTATACGCCGATGCGCGGATTTGTCGAAATCATTTTTAACATCAATGTGACAATGCAGCTTTCGTGAGGGACTGAACCGTGCCTAATCCAATGATCCCCGTTGGCACCCTTAACCGGGTTCGCGCCAGCGTTAAATTCACCTCTCATTCCGAACTGAATGTGTCCGCCTCATTTCTGGCAAAAGAAGGCGTCGAATTGTCCTTTCAGGGCAATATCACGGAGTTTTTACCCGCCATGACGGGAGCCGTGCAGTCGCCGCAGCCATACATGATTTTACAGGCGCGTGTTCATCTGCTGCGTAGCCAGGCGCTGGGGAAACAATTCAAGGCTCAATGGGAAAAGAACGCCACGATCGGCGACGCAAAAGTGTATAGCGACAGCACGGTATTCGGTGACTTCGATATCTATAACACGGCGATCACCAACGTGCAGGATATGACCTTCGCCGGGGGCGAGCCTGGTGTAGCCATCACCATTACCGGTACGTATTACATCAACTCTGAAATGTGGGATCTGGTATGAAAATCGCGCGAAATTTGAATCTGATTATTCCTGTCCGGACAGAAAAGGGGAACGGCTGGATCCATGCCACGCCGATCAGCAAAGAGGTGTTTAAAGAGCATTTCTTTATTCTGAGTAAAACCTTTTCTGCCATTTTTTCAGAAGGTCTTGGCGTCGTTTCGGGGCCGCGTATCGCCTGCCTTATGCTGGAACGGATCTCCTCAGATATGAATATCTGGGATGGCGAAAAGGGCGTTCGCAATACGCTCGTGAATGAAATCATTCGTCTTGCGAATCTGGTTTACCCAGTCGAAGGGAAAGGCTACGACACGATCCCGCTTGATATGGCGCTAGAGCGCGGCATCGTTGAATTTGATGATGTGGCAGGTGAACTCGTTTTTTTTACATGCGTCTCGTCGATAAACACACCGGAGCAGACGGAACAGATGATGCTGGTAGTCAGTGGAATGTGGAACAGTCGCACTTCATCCTTGAGTCTTACGGAATGGATTGCTTCATTGCCGACATTGAAGCCTGTCGCCAGTTCTGGCGCGACGGCGAGCACGTTATCAGCGACATCCTCGACTACTCAGCCGGAGACGGATTCAGCGACATCTGGGCAAATTCCGGTCTGAATGTAAAAACAGCAGCTCAGTTTCGTGAGCTGCGTAAATGCACGACGCCGGGAGGGGTATTGAATGTCAGGTAATCAGATGCCAGTTCTGACACTGGACGTTAATGAAGAACACCTTAAGCGACTTGAGGCGATATTTGAAAAGTATCGCAATGGGCTGATGATTGGCCCTGCGGGGACGCCGCTTAAAATACCTTCAAATACAGGTCTAGGAGGTGGCACGCAGCAGGCAACCTCGGGCGGAGAAGCCAATCAGGCTCCCAGGAAACCATCTTCACCTGCGCCCACCGATGGACGTTTAAGGGATGAAAAAGGGAGCTTTGTCGGTAGCGGAAAAACACCTGATTCGCTGGTGAGCAACTATAAAGGTCGCGGCGAAACGATGTTTGATAAGTATCTCAGTAGTCTGGGTAAAAACGCTCAGGGGACGCTGAAAACTTACAAGCAGATCAATTCAACGCTTAAAACGACCAATTCACGACTGAAAACGCTGTTTAAAACGACTGTATCCTGGGGGAGCAAAATTGCGGCGCTTGGTTCGGTCGGTGCTTTCGGGTACGGATATATGGCGAGCAAGGTTGCAGCGCAATACAGCGTGGCTCAGGGGCTGGGTATGGAAACCGCACAGATGCAGGCCGCACGTGCCACCTATTCGCCATATTTTTCTGGCACAGAAGAACTGGTTCAGCATCTGGCGAACGCACAGAAAAATCCGAATGATCCAAACTATGCTGGTCTGGTCAGTCTTGGAATTGATCCTCGAGATGGTGCAGCAAAGAATCTGCCCAAACTTATGAGCGCGCTTGCATCTCTCGTTAAGCAATATAAAGGTTCAGGACTTACTCAGGGGATTCTCAACGGACAAGGGCTTGGATTTGTTGATGTCGCGACAACTAACCAGGTGGAAGCGAATCTGGACAAGATCCCCCAACTGAACGAGAAATTTGCATCAAATACCAGGTTGCTCGGTGCTTACCTCACGCCAGCTATGCAGTCAGGTTATCAGGATACGGTGAGTAACCTGATGGTAAATGGAAACAGAATATCAAATTCCTGGTATGCAGCTCTCGCCAGATATAACCCACTAATCACAGGTGCATCTGATGGGCTGACATCCAATATTGAAGGTTTTCTGAATGGTGGAAATTTTCAGAAAATTCTCACTGAGGCTGGCGAAGGGCTGGAGAAACTTGGTAAGTGGCTGAATAGCGAACAATTTAAAAATGATCTTGACGATTTTTCTCTGGCGGTGAGCCGGATTGCAAAAGCAATATGGTCAGCTATCAAATGGATCGGTGGGGAAGATAAATATCTCCCCGGAACCGGAGTTGGTGCTGAACAGGCAGATCCAGTTCTTGCGGCATTTGGGAATAAATATCTCGGTGGTGCGTTGCCGGGAGCAAACCCGATGACAAATCAGTATACGGGTGAGTTTTATAAACAGGATGATGTATATAAAAATTACCGTATGCCTAATGATTTAAAGAGAAATATTCAGAACTTTGTAGAGCAAGCCAATAATACTTATCGACTTCCTAAAAATATGATGTCAGCTATCGCGGAGGTTGAATCTTCGTGGAATCCTCTGGCAAGAGGAACTCCAGATGAAAAAGGTAGATTCGCTAAGGGGTTGTGGCAATTCTGGGATAGCACCGCAAAACAGTATGGTCTGGTGGGTGATGATGTTTATGACCCAAATAAATCCACTCTTGCGGCTGGCCGCTTTTTAAATGATCTGAACCGGCGTTATAAAGGCGATGTGGCAAAAATGCTTACGGCATATAACGGAGGTCGTATTGATAGAGATGGAAATCTAAGTTTGAGAATGGAGACTGTAAAATATTTAATTAAATTATTGCCTCAGATACAGGGAGCTTTGGATCAACACCCTGGTATTATGAATCAGCTAAGAAATGCCAGAGATAACCTTCAGGGTGCTGGCAAAAATGCCCGCGCAATAATTGAGCTTCAGGTGCGACAATCGCCGGGTTCCGACATACTGGCACAACTCGCCGGAACGCAACAAATACCGGGGTAAAAGATGTCACTTAATTACTTTGGACAAGCTTTCAAACTGGCGTTTGAAGTTTCGCCCATTCTTTTAGTTGATGGCATAGCGTCGAAAATTCCCGGCGGGGTGATGCCGATTGCTGTTCTGACCGAAGGACTAAGTATCGCGAACGGTCTGCTGCATGGAGAGATTCATACACGCTCGATGGCGGCATTCACGCCAATGGCCGGGACAACGCTGGTCCAGCAGGATATTTGCAACCTGAATTTCTATAACCAGGTAACGGCAGCGAATGCGACCGTCAGGAAGCCTAACCGGGTAGTCATGCAGATGATCCGTCCGGTATCAACGGAGGACGGTGGCTACACCACTAAGGGGATGACGTTTACGGCGCTGAAAATGGCGCTTGATATGCATAACCAGTATGGCGGTTGTTATACCGTTATGACTCCCTCGTTTATCTACACGCGCTGCCTGATGCGGTCGTTTATCGATACATCTGGTTTCTCTGAGCAGAACAAGCAAGTGCAGCACACCTGGCTGATTGAGTTTGAGCAACCATTGTCGTCTGTCGAACAAACAGTAAAGACGCTGGCTAGTGTTCTGGATAAATTTGATAAAGGGATGCCGTCAGACGGGCCGCTATCGTGGTCAGGCATTAAGAACCAGGTCGTGCAGGAGTTTGGTATTGGCTTATGACAACGTTAATTCCTTTTAAACCTGACGGGCGAGGCCCGTTTCAGTTCACGGCCAGAATTGGAGAATATGAAACATTCGCCCGCGTTCCGTTTAATCTGTATGCAAATCGTTACTACTTGGAACTGAAAGACAGTTCTGGCGACGTGATTGTGTACATGCCGTTGATCGCGTCACCTGACAGTTACGACATCAATCTGGCGCTGCCTTGCTCACCGGGGAAACTTGTTTTTCGCGAAAGTACGAATCAGTTTGAGGTTTCGTAATGCGTTATTACCGACTGGAAATTATTAATCCTAAAACAGGCAAGCCGCCAGTGGATAGCAATGGAAAACCCATTGGACCTTTTGATACCAGTGAAACACCAGGATGTGGGTTGCATGTTGAATTTGACTTTGAAGTAACCGGCCTGGATGTAGTCTGTTCGGGCACGATGCTGACGATCTATGGATTACCAATTGACATGCTGAAGCAAAGCGTAAGCTTGCAGGGTTGTCTGGTCCGTATGAAAGCAGGCTTTGTTCAGGGGTTACCACTGGCAAATAAGGATCAACAGGGGGAGGTAATCTATGGTGAAATTTATCTGGCCTATGCCAACTGGATCGGCACGAACCAGACTTTAAACCTGGTAATAAATCCAAGCATACGCAAAACCGATGACGGTAAACCTTTTTCAATTGAGGGGCAGGGGGAAGCAGGCGAAAGGGTTGGCGATGTTTTAGTCCGCGCTTTGCAAAAAGCATATCCCAATAAATTGATTGATTGCACAGTCAGCGACAACCTAGTTTTGCCAGAGCCGTGGACGGGTAAATATACAGAGATTGGTTCTCTGGCAATGGTCGTAAAAAACGCCTCTATTGCGATGATGCGTAATGAAAGGTATAGCGGAATCGCCATCAGTATTCTTTCCGACAGAATACGAATCTACGATAACGCATCGGCAAAGTGGGGTGAGCCAAAAACAATTCATGCCCATGAACTGGTCGGGCAGCCGACATGGGTAGCGCCGTTTACCGTCAGCTTCAAATGCCCGATGAGGGGCGATATCAGATGTGGTGATGTGGTTAATTTGCCGGAGGGGCTTTATTCGGGCGCCGCGTCGATTGTGATGGCTAATACAATGGCTCCTGGCGTTATCTCCAAAAACTCGACCACGTTTACCGGGAAATTTCTTGTGAAATCGGTCAGACACATTGGTTCGTATCTGACAGCCGATGGCGATGCCTGGGTGACGGTATTCGAGGCATATGCTGAGAACTGGGCGAGGGTGTAATGTCAAACGCTCAAAAAATACCGTTTCTCCGAACGCTGTCGGAGATGATGACCAGTTCTGGTAACCAGCAAGCCGAGCTTAAAGGCCGTGAATTGCCCTGCCATGTTGTCGATGTCAGCGGGCAGATAGTGACAGTTCAGTTTGATATGCTCCCCGAGGGGATCAACTTTCCGCAGATAACAATCCCTGTCGCCACATTCCCGTATATCCGTTACCCGATACAGCCGGGCGATCGAGGAGTAACAATTGCCGCTGATGTATCCCTGCGCGGTGTGTCCGGGTTGGGAACTGGTATGGCGACGCTCTCTTACTCGATGTCGCTCACTCCCCTGTTTTTCGTGCCACTGGCAAACAAGGACTGGTCCGACGAAGATCCGCAAAAAATCGTTTTGTACGGTCCGGATGGCGCGATCCTCAAAACAGAGGACGGCAGTAGCTCGGTAACGGTGGCTCCGGAAGAAATCAGGCAAAAGTCGAAAGCTGTTTACCTTGAGGCCGAAGATATTTTCCTGAACGGGAAAATTCACCTCAACGGACCGATCGTCCAGGACAAAGCCCAGATGAAGGATACAACCGCTTCGCTGATTGGCCCTCTTAAGGTCGAGAAAGATGCAGTTATCAACGGCGTGAGCGCCAGCGGCCACAGCCACGATGTGACTGGCGTTCAAAGCGGCGGCAGCACGATCACGTCGAAGCAACCAAATCCGGGTTAACCGGTTAATTTCACTTTAAATTCTATCCATAAAGCGAAAGCCCCGACTGGGCAAACAGTCGGGGCTTTTTGTTTCTGACCTTGAATAAGGCAAGGAGAAGTCGTGTTTGATTTTAGCAAACTGATTCGGGAGATTCGAGTTATGGCTGAAAAATTATCCACCTGGAAGTTTTTGCTTATTTGGTTGGTCTTTCTGATTCTTGCGTCTGGTTATTTTGTTGGTCAGATCCGATGGTGGTGAGGGCGCGATGAGAACATGGGGCCGCGTCAACGACGCGAACGGCAACAAAAAATGGGTTGCAGTAGAATCTGACACCAACGGTGATTTCTCCTACGGCTGGCTGACGACGCTCATTCAGACGTTAAAGCTGGGGTTGGGGGAGTCGCCGTTTTACGCGAATTACGGCATTCCAGCGCAGCAGTGCATCGTGCAGCAGATTTACCCGGATTACTATGTGAACATGGTTCAGCAACAGTTTGCCGGGTATTTTGCATCATTGGCAATTTCAAAGGTAGATGGGGCAGAGAACCCCACCTATAACATCGATGTTGTGTTTTTTAATGGGACCAGTTATCGGACGCAGGTTCCGGTTTGAGGCAAGTTTTCGGGCATCAGTTGGGCCAGTGGCGTATTAAGAAGTTCATCGCGTGGCATGACAATCCATCCACTTTTGCGTAGTAAGTGAATTGCCCATTCTGTGGTGATAACTGAGCCTGATTTGTGGTGCTCAATGTGGGTAACCGATCCGTTTCTGACGCGCATGATGATGTCAACATTCAGAGGGGATTGTGTGCTGGTAGTTTCTTCGCGCAGCTTCTTCTCGCACTCGATGAAGTATCGGCGGATCTGGCGGCCTTTTTCGTTGCGTTCGACCATTGCCAGCTCTTTGGCGGTATCTAGGGTGAGGTGGTAGTCCTTGCGGTTGTGGCCTCCCCGGCCTTTTGCTTCCCGAATTTGGGAAGCAATCACATAGTCCTGATTTTCTACGAATTCATACTCGCTAAGTCGCTCGGTGATCCAAGTAGCAAAGCGCTTACCTATTTCGAGAAAGGCGTGCAGATCGCGAGCATTACAGAGAAGGATGGTTTCGTTTGAGACTGTTCCGTTGAAAACGGGGATCAGTTGGGTTGTCATGATGACCTCTGTTTGTTTTCTTCGAATTACCACTATCTGAGTGGTGCCAGGAGGTTCGAAACGGCACAAACAAAGCCGCGGACTTATTCCCCTTTCGGGTGTTGTATTCGTCGCCCTCCCGACATTGATCGGGGATGTGACCGCACATGGTGCCATCACTAAATAGTAGGCATAAAAAATCCAACACTGACGGGGTTGGTTGTGACCGTGTTTGTTGAGGTTTCGACGCCTCATGCACATAATCATACTCAATAGCTCATGGATGTAAAGTCTGATTTGAATAGAGAAAAACCGTTGATAAAATCCGCATGAACATTTGATAATGAGGTGATTATGTCGGTAAGTATAAAAATTGCACTCCCTTTATTTACAATTTTATTCGTCTCTTGGTGTGCGATTGGTACGCCAATTGAAAAATCAGAAAGGCTCATTACTAATCAAGATGTTTCTTTAAGCGAAGAACAACGGCAATTGCTTCAGCATATGAGAAATGAAATGATTGTAACAGATCAACTATCAGAATCGTGTCGCTTGGTGAGTGAAGGAAAGGAAAAAGCGGCTTTAACAAAACTCCAAAGTATAGAATGGAGCAATACGGGGTTAAAAATTTCCAAAAATGGCGTTCATAATGACGGTATTATTGAATACTTTAAGAAAAGACTGCAATTAGGTAGCGAAGGATGTGATGTTTTTACCCAAGATCTTATTCGTGACGTATATTAAAAACAGCCCGCGTTCAGCGGGTTGTTTTTTTTTGAGGTTACTTGTAATTACCTATTGTGCCACTGATTTCGCATGAATACTTACTGAATTCAGTAGGTACAAATTCAACGGAAATAATATCCCCTACTTTTAATGGTCTTGAATCGGACATTCTTATTTCATACTTTAATTCTGGATTTTTGAAATCAACCGCAGATAATCTTTGGTTTGATAGTGAATTTACTTTAACTTTTGTTTTATACCAATGCTTGTCTAGATTTGAATCAAAAAATATCTTTGCGGAATCATCAGTGCTAAACTGATCGCAGATTTCGGAAACTATTTTGTCGCTTTTAACGACCGCTGTCTTATAAGATGATGATTCATTTTTAATATCTTCATCGGAAGGTGATGAAAAATGGCCAATTAAATAAAGTATAAAGACAATTCCAATTAATGTTCCACAGCCACCATTATTCCTTCCGCTTGATACAGAAATACCAGAAAGACCTTTTTTGTTGAAATAGAACCGCATTATATCTCCTTATAACGTATTCAAGTGATAAGTAAATATGTCAGAAATACCAATTACTATGACCAGTGCGGGTGCGCAGCCTACGCCACCCAATGATTTGCTCGCAAATCTTATCACCAGAGTTGCTGAAAAAGTACCTGGATATACAGCCAACCTTCCGGCGGGACTTATTACAGACCTTGCCAGCACGGCAGTCGGGGCGCTGGCATTAATAGACCAGGCGCGGGTTGATCTTATTAACTCCGTAAGCCCATACGGCGCGAATATTCCGTTACTGATGCAACTCGGAAACATTTATGGAGCACAGAAGGGATTAAGTACAAATACGGCGGTATACGTGGTGTTTGAGGCGTTGCCGGGGTTTGGTATCCCTAAAGGATTTGTTGTCGGTGACGGCAACTACCAGTATGCAGTTTCCCGCGATACGGTGGTACCGGAAAGCGGGCAGACTGAGCCAGTCTACTGTGTGGCCACAACGTCAGGCTCATGGGCTGTACCGGAAGGAACCGTAACGCAGGTCATTACATCGGTACCCAAAGATCAGCCTGTAAAATGCACGAACCTTACCGCAGGTATGCCCGGTCAGGAGGCGCAGACGTGGGCATCATACCGCGCCGAAGTCATGGAGTCCGGCATGTTTGGTGTGCAGGGAACACCGGATTGCTTTAAAGCGATGCTCAAATCAGTAAGCGGTGTGCGCGAAAACCTGATTTCTTTCCGGCAGTCGTCGCTGGGGAAATGGGTTGCGGTTGTTGGTGGCGGTGATCCGTATGATGTGGCTTATGCGATTTACAAATCTGTACCGGATATTTCGAAACTGACCAACGATGTTAGCAATCTGTCCGGTGCGGCAGTGGAAAAACGCACGGTTTCAATAACCGTTTCGCCGGACGTTTATCAGGTGCCTTTCGTTATCCCGTCATCACAAAATGTTATGGTGCTAATCACCTGGAACACGGTGTCTGATGATTATGTTGATCCGGCGGGTATTGCTATGGCTGTGCAGCAAAACGTTGCTGATTACATCAATTCAATTGAAGTCGGACACCCGATAAATCTGCTGCGAATCCAGGATATTTTTACCAGCTCCGTAAAATTGCTGGTTGATGCGACGTTGATCTCAACAATCAGTGTGAGCATTGGTATTAACGGCCATATTGTTCTTCCGGCAAAAGACACAAGCCTGGTTTATGGCGATACCTATTCCTATTTTTCGACGGTGGCATCACAGGTTCAGGTCAACAAGTATGCAATATCTGACTGAGAAAATTCTCCCTGCTTATCCATTTGTGCAGTACAGAGATGATCCGAATGTTGTTGCGTTCTTTGATGCATACAATGAAATTGCTCAGGAATACCTTGATTCACTCAACAATCTGGCATTGCCATGCTGGACATCGGAATCAATAACCGGGCAATTGCTGGACTGGATTGCACTCGGGATTTATGGCGTTGAAAGGCCTTTACTACAGGTTTCCGAGGAGGCTATTGCACGCGGCGCATACGATACCATTGAATACAATACGATCCCGTATGCAGCAATGCGGAATTACGTTCCGGGGCAGGCATCGTATGTTCCTGATGATTATTTCAAACGAATATTAACGTGGAATTTTTATAAGGCTGACGGTTCGCATTTCTGCATTGACTGGTTAAAGCGCCGTGTGGCGCGGTTCATTCATGGAAAAAATGGAATAGACCCGCCGTTGCAGCACACTTTTGATGTGAGCGTGACTGTGTCGGACAGCGTTTTTTCTATTCATATACCAGAATATGGTGATGGTATAGGCTATTTTCTGAAAGATGCCATTGACCAGAAATATGTAAAACTCCCTTTTATTTATTCTTATGCAACAACGGTGATTCAAAAATGATTCTTGGGTTCGGCAATAACGTTGTTTCAGCACTGGCTGGTGATATCACCACGATTCAGACTGATATTCCGGTAATGCCCGGTACAGGGGCTAAATTTGCAAAATTGCTTTCTGCCGATTTTGAAAATAAATCGAACGGGCAACGCGTCTATGCAAAAATTACGCTTACCGATAATAAAGAGTCTGCATTTGAGATTTGTCATTTGGTATCGGTAAGCGGTGATGTGTTGAAAGTCATTCGTGGGCAGGAAGGAACAACCGCGAAAGGTTGGTCCCTTAATGATGTTGTGGCTAACTTTGCCACGCGTGGTTCGGAAAACTATTTCGTACAGATAGCGCAGCTTCAGAGCGGTCATTATATTGCGGGTGTTGCTGGCGGCACTGCAAACGCACTGACGCTGGAACTTCCCTCGACGTTTTTTGTTAATGGAGGTACAGATTGGACGCTACGAACTCCGATTATCGTTTTCCCCGTTCAGAACAATACCAACGCCGCGACGCTTCAATTAACACTAGGCGGAAAGGTTCTTGGTTCGTTCCCACTTTATAAGGGGAACAAGTCCGAGCTGGTAGCGAATGATATCATTAAGGGTATTCCTTTGATTTGCCTTCTTGATAGCGAGAAAAGCTATTTCAGTGTGATAAACCCCGGCAATATCTATTCAGATTTTGATCTGCGATATGTAAAAAAATCTGGTGATTTGATGACCGGGGAGCTGAAAATTCGTGGTGTTAATGCATTGAGGATTTTTAACGAGGCTTTTGGCCTTATTTTTCGTCGTTCGGAAGAGTGCCTGCACCTTATCCCTACCAGTGAAGGTCAGGGCGAAAACGGTGATATCGGCCCATTAAGGCCATTTGCTATAAATCTGAGAACAGGCGCTATATCAGTCAGCCACGGTGCAAAAATTGATGGTGGGCTGGCGCTTGGTACGAATAACGCATTGGGTGGTAATTCTATTACTCTCGGTGATAACGATACAGGTATAAAACAAAACGGCGATGGCATTCTGGATGTTTATGCTAATAATCAGCGCGTATTTCGCTTTCAGAATGGAGTTGCTATTGCTTTTAAAAACGTTCAGGCCGGGGATAGTAAAAAATTCACGCTATCCAGCTCCAACAGCTCCACGAAGAACGTAGGGTTTAATTTATGGGGTAATCCATCCAGACCTGTAGTTGCAGAACTTGGTGATGATTCCGGCTGGCATTTCTACAGTCAGAGAAATACAGACGATAGCGTCACATTCGCTGTAAATGGGCAGATAACTCCATCAAACTACGGAAACTTTGATGCCCGCTATCAGACCAAAACAGGCGGCGTGCAGGATGTACGTCTGGGAAGCGCCATTGGTATTGGACGCGGGGGAAATGCGCCATCAGGTCATTTACTGAGTGGTGTTGATGGCGGTGAAAGTGTGAACTGGGCCAATGCACGCCCGGTGCAGGTTCTGATTAATGGCGTCTGGAGAAATGTAGCGAGTTTGTAATCATGATGCACTTAAAAAATATTACGGTACAAAACCCTAAAACAATTGAGCAATACCAGCTGGCGCGACAGCATAAATTTTTATTGTGGCTGTTCTCAGATGATGGACAGGAATGGCACGAAGCCCAGGAAAAATTTCTACCAGACACCCTGAAAGTTATTTATGTTAAAACTGGCGAAGTGGTCTGGGTCGGAAAAGACATCACCTCAATCTGCCCGGAAAATAAAAGCGTGATTGAGTTGCCGGATATTACCGCTAATCGTCGCATTGAAGCATCAGGCTACTGGTTTTACCGCAATGATGAATTTGTTTTCGACTACAAACTTAAAGCGGAAGACGAGCGTGATGCCCTGTTAAAACAGGTCAGTATCATGACCAGCGAATGGGAAAAAGACCTGCTGCTGGGATTAATCAGCGACGAAGACAGGGAAAAGCTGAAAGCGTACCGCATTTACGCGAAATCGCTGCAGGCGATGGATTTCAGCACCATCACTGATAAAGCCTCATATAACGCCATTGAATGGCCCGTCTCTCCGGAAGCCTCTTCCTGATTTAATTTATCGCGAGAAAAACTATGTCTGTAGTGATATCAGGTGCGCTGATTGATGGCGCAGGCATCCCCATGTCCGGATGCCACATAATTCTGAAATCCCGGGTAAACACCTCAGAGGTGGTGATGCGCACAGTTGCCGACGTGGTGACAGGAAACTGTGGCGAGTACTGTTTTGAGGCGCAGACCGGAAAATACTGCGTATATCTGAAGCAGGACTGGCGCGACGAGTACTGTGTTGGAGATATTGCTGTATACGACGACTCAAAGCCCGGCACACTGAATGATTTTCTGACCGCCCCCGATGAAGGCGACCTCAAGCCCGACGTGGTGAAACGTTTTGAGGAAATGGTGGCGCAGGCGCAGCAGAGCGCGGAAACTGCAACAGAAAGCGAACGACAGGCAGGGCAACATGCAGACGCTGCCGCCCGTGCAAAAGAAGAGGTAAAAAAACTGGCGGAAGGTGTTCAGCAGAACGCCGACGCGGTTGCGGAGGGTAAACAACAGGCCGAAAATCTGGCCTCACGGGTTGAGGATACCGCCGCGGAGGTCAGGCAGGATGCTGAAGTCGCGAAAAAGGCCGCATCTGATGCAGAGCATGTCAGGGAGGATATTGATACTGCGTTATCTGCGGCACTGAAAACGGCGAATCGTTTATCAGAGCTGGCAGAAGAAGGCGAAGAGGCTCAGCAGGAATCCCGTGATAATCTTGGACTGAAAAGCGCAGCCACAATGACGCCACAGAGCGACATTCGTGACCGGACTGAAGGCCGTCTGGCGACACCTGGCGCATTTGGTTTTGGGCATATTTTTTTGCCCGCAGAGCGTATCCGTTTTAACACAGAGGATGATTTTCTGTCCTGGGTAAGGAATGCGACGCCGGGTGAATATTTTGTTGAGGGTGACAGTAAAATCATATCCGGAGGTGTGTTGTTTAACGGGATGGTCCGCATCCGGTGGGTTGAGGCACACAATAATCCACCGGAGCCGCGATATACAGCAAAGGCCATTATTTTCTACGGTATTAATGGCAATGTTTATTACAACCGCTACTGGACAACAGGTAATGGTTATCTGACTGGCTGGGAAAATCTGAAGATGACCTCACAGGACATTATCTCTCTTCTGTCCGGTATTGCTCCCGGTACCACGGACGGCTGGTACGGTGCAGGCAGTCTTGTACTGGCGGCTTATAACGGTAAGGGAGACGCAGACACCGACCGCCGGATAAAACGCGGTTACAGCTATCCGGGGTCACGCCTGAGCGCGGTTGAATTTATGTGTCACGGCACGACCGGTAGCGGGGTTGGATATAACGACAGCGTTTCCGTATATGTGCGGGGTTCTGGTGGTGGTATGCCGGGGTCGTATCGGGCACTGTCAGGTGATGGGCTCGGGTCTGCCGGGTCAGCCAGTGTCATGATTGGTTTGTTCATACGTATTGCGTAGGTGTTTTATGGAAATAAAACGCATCGAAAATGCGCGTTATCTTGAAAATGGCGCGATTGACTGCGGGGTGTTGTTTGATGGCATGGATGAACCGGTTCCGTATACGGCAACTGCCACGGATACAGCAGAGACAGGGCAGCGAGTCTGGCAGGAGCTGCAAAGCGGGAGATGGGGAGAAATAACGCCGTTCACCGTCACGTCAGAGATGCTGGAAGCAGCAAAAGCAGCCAAACGCCGGGAAATTGAAGCATGGCGTACAGAGCAGGAGGCGCAGCCATTCATTTTTGAATGGAACGGTCATAGCTGGAACGGGGGACCGGATTCGATGGCCCGTCTTTATCCGGTGGCGATGGCATCGAAATCCGACACAGCACGGGACGTCATGACGTGGGGCGATGCGGAAAATCAGCAGGTAAAGTTGTCAATGCAACAACTGGATGAGCTACTTACTGCAATGGTTCAGGCGCAGGTTGATCGCAATGATGAAATTTATCGCCGTCAGCGTGAATTGAAAGAGGAACTGAGCAGTCTGGGGGATTTGAATTCGATTAGGAATTTTATAGTGGAATAACAAAAGCCGCGGCACGTCGTATGCAAGAACGTACCGCGGCTGGCTGATGGACGTTCGATAGCGCGAGTTTGAATGAAAATCAGCCGGAGGTGATTTTACATAATTGCTACGGAATTATTCAATACAGGAATTGCTTGTGTATGCATGGATTGATCTGAAATATTCCCGAAAATTTCTCTAAAAAACTCGAAAAAAATAGTAACTAATTGAATGTATTAATATGTAATGGTATGTGTTAGGGATTAAAAGATGAGCATGAATTTATTTAACACATTAATTCTAAAAGATTTTGTTGTTTGTTGACGAAAACAGGAATCGTGTTCGGTCTCTTTTTATCTGTTAAAAGCCAGAAGCATTTCCTTCGCTGACTTTATAGTCAACCATAACACACACTCTACTGTCTGAGTCCAGCGTTTTTTAACATTCTTGTTAAGATTATGTGATCTTTAGCGCGGGAGGAAAATATTGATGAAACAGCCTGCGCCCGTTTATCAGAGAATTGCGGGTCATCAATGGCGACATATCTGGCTTTCTGGCGATATACACGGTTGTCTTGAGCAGTTGCGCCGCAAATTATGGCATTGTCGTTTTGATCCGTGGCGAGATTTACTTATCTCAGTAGGAGACGTTATCGATCGTGGGCCGCAAAGTTTACGTTGTCTGCAGTTACTGGAACAACATTGGGTTTGTGCGGTAAGAGGCAATCATGAACAGATGGCGATGGATGCGCTGGCATCCCAGCAGATGTCTTTGTGGTTGATGAATGGCGGCGACTGGTTTATTGCGCTGGCAGATAATCAACAGAAACAAGCGAAAACGGCGCTGGAAAAATGTCAGCATTTGCCCTTTATTCTTGAAGTACACAGTCGTACCGGCAAACATGTTATTGCTCATGCCGATTATCCAGATGATGTTTATGAATGGCAAAAGGACGTTGATTTGCATCAGGTCTTGTGGAGCCGCTCGCGATTAGGTGAACGCCAAAAAGGGCAGGGAATTACAGGTGCTGATCATTTCTGGTTTGGTCATACACCGTTGCGACATCGCGTGGATATTGGCAACCTGCATTATATTGATACCGGTGCTGTCTTTGGGGGCGAACTGACTCTTGTGCAATTGCAATAATTAAAAATCACCATACTCCTGTGCTGGTCGCCAGAAACCATCTATAAAATCCTCAATCGGAAAACAACCGCCATGGCGGATCCGTTGATCGCTCATAGAATAAAGACACTGCTGTTCCGTGTTGTAGACATCCACAACAATATCTTCACAACCGCCATCCAGGTAGCAAACAAAAAGTACCAGCGCGAACATTTCATCCCCGAAGTGTGGTGCCGTACCGTTAAGTTTAGGAGAGATTTTACAACGGGGGAATAACCAGGACAAATAACCCGCCAT